TAGAACCTATCCACCTGGACAAGCGTCCGCCCGTACCACTGCGCCTTATAGGCCAGCTTATCCACGAAACCACTCCACCCGTTTCGCAGGATACTACGGTTCATCGCCCGCTTACTTGTTTGGCCGTTGCGCGTTGGTTCCCCGTTCGCATCCAGCTTCTTCTTTGCCTTCCGAGTCATGTTCCGCACCGCCAGAGTCTCCATGCCGATGAATTGGTTATCTTCTATCAGCTTGTGAGACACTTGGTGCTGGAAGTTCTCGCGGCAGTGACGCAGCTTCGCGTAAGCCTTAGCTACAGCCTTCTTCTGCTTGCGGTAGTTGCTTGAATCCTTCCTCCGATGGGACAGCTTACGCTGCTCACGACTAACCTTCTCCTCCAATTGGCGAAGCCGGTCAGGATAGTTAATCTTCTCACCCGTGGACAGGGCGAGAAAATCTTTGACACCCACGTCGATACCAACCCGACCATCCACCTGCGGCTTGGGCTGAACATCCACATCAAACAGGAGCACCAGGTAGTACACCCCATTCTCGCACTTCACCGTCCAACTAGAGAGCGTTTCGAGCGGATAGCGGATACGATCTCTCCTACGTATGCGCACCGACCCAAGTTTCCTAGACAACGGATACCTGTTACCATCCATGTGGCGCATCGGCTGCCCATTGCGAAACGACTGAACACTGTCGTTCTTAGATGCGAAACGGGGGCGATTCTTCCCATACTCAGCCTTGCGGAAATACGCGGACCGCGCCTTACGGAAGTCCATAATCGCATTACTCAACGCGTTCGACGGAATAGGACTATCCCGCAGCCACTCGTTCGCGCGCTTCATATCAGCTATGCTCGGATACGCGGGGTGAGGATTAGTGTCCTTATCATACGAGCTGAACGCCTCGACCTGCCGGTTGTACGCGAAACGCCTAGCACCAAAGCACTGTTCCAGCAGTGCAGCCTGCGTCTTAGAAGGCGTAAACGGAATACGCTGCGCCACCTTACAGTTAGTCATCTTGGTTCACCCCCAAACATTAGCCACCTCTATACTTGCCCACCACCCACTCATCAATATCGCCAAAACCTTCAACGAGACACATTAAATGCCCCCAAACGAGTATTTACCAATCGAACAATTACCATTGTAGCATAAGAAACAAAAGTCGGCGCTACCACACGCGACCAGACAATCAACACGCGACAGTAAACCGCCAACGAGAACCACGCCACACCACACGCGACGAGACGCACGCACCCGCCACTGTAACGATCACCACGTGCGCCGCTCAACACGTCGCAGAATCAGCCACGCGCACCACCACCACGCGACAGCACACGGCATACACGAAAGCGGCGTTGACGCGCACAACACGCGCCAACGCCGCCACACCCCAGCGACAAAACAACAGGCTACAGGCGGGACACCCCCGTCAGGACATAGTATGTGCCGCCGCCGAACATACCGTCACCATCGTACTCGGTGTCACCGAAAGCACGATGACACGCCACGCCATTAGGGACGCGAGCGCCATGAGAATAGAAGATACCCTTGCAGGCGTCATCATGCAGGAACATCACGCCCATATCGTCGCCTCCCCTCCTGATAATACCCTGTTTCTCATTGAGGTGCATCCTCGACACATCCAGCGCAACACGATCACCCTCGTCCACGCCCCCGTCAATCCAACCCGTGCCGTAGGGGATAGTCAGCACGGCACCGTAGTCCGTGCGAATCGTGAAATCAGTGAGCGTCACACGCTCAACGGTCCCCTCATACACGCCATACGGCGAGTAATCGCCATCAGCGATAACATGGCGCTCCATGCCTGACATGTAAACGCCAGCCAGCGCGATCCCCGAGAAAATAGACAACACAGCGGTCAGCGCAAGCCACCCGATCACAGCGTCCGGCTCATCCTCGTCACTCTTCTTGCCCCTGCACTTCCATGCGACGGCGGCAACAACAATAAACGCAACCAGCGCAGAGCCTAGCAGAGCCTTCCACAGGTTATCTACGAGCGAGAACGGCGCTGTTTCGATAAGAACTTCCTCCACGACCAACCTCACCTTCCTGAAAAATCATCGCACGCACAGTAAATTGCACACGCGGGCTTTTGCCTATCAAACAATTGCTATTGTAACATGAGAAACGAAAAACGGCGCGCGCAAAACGAGCGCACCACAACGTGACACCCCACACAGTTATACAGGGGAGAAAGCGAACACACAGCCATGAGCACCAAAGCCTACGACCATTTTATCGCGAGCATGGACGCGTTTGATGCAGCACAGCGTATCCGGGAAGCAATCAACCCGGTATTCTTTGATGCGTTCAACGAGCAGCTACAACGCCTCGATGAGCGCCTACGATACAACGTTAACATCACGTGGGAGGGCGCAGACCTCGACGACTACCGCGTTGACCTGCCCTCCAACAGTCGGCGCGTCCTCCCATCCTGGATAACCGAATACGGCCAGTGCAGCACCTTCGACATGGTTGACGCGCTATACCATCGCATGATGGACCTCAAAAACTGCGAGAGGCGCACACTCAGCCCGCTAGACATTTTCTACGATACAATCATTATGCGCGGCCCCGACAGTGGCACGGTCGTCTTTAAGGTGCTTTCAGAAAACCGCGACTACACGGAAGCCCTCACCACGCAAGACTGGTGTAGTGACTTCTCATACTGGAATAATACCGACCGTGACGACAACGTATCCGAGGAAGAATGGGAAAAGCGCGCACAATACTGGCGCGAAATCCCCTACGCGCCCGTCGGCGACATCTCCATTGGCTTCACCCAGCCAACCCGCATCAGCGTAGCGCTCCACCACAGCCGCCCATAACGAGAGCGGAAAATACACCATGAGTATCACAGCACACGGCTGGTTCATCGCCGACATCGGCGCGCTTGACTTAGCCGACAAGATCGGGGAAACATTGGAGCCAATCTTCCGCGAAGAGTTCTGCAAACATGTGGGCGAGGTAGCGGCCGTCGTCAAAGAAAACCCGGCCGCAACGTGGGGAGACACACCCTGCCGTATCCGCTCCATAATTAACTCGCACCTCAACGAGGTGGCCGTCATTCCGTATAGTCATAGTAGCAGCGAACGCAGCACACACTTAGACGACATCGCGGAACAACTATACCGACACATGTCAGCGCTCTACGAAACGCCTGGAAAGACAGGGCGCGCAGACATTTTCTACGAGGCGCCCATCCTTAAAGGTCCGGCACGCAATCAAACGGTGTTTAGCGTCAAGTCTAAATGCGAAGCGTACCAGAAAACCCCCAACACGCAGAGCTGGTGTCGCGACTACTCTTACTGGGACAACACCGACCCGGACGAAAACGTGCCCGCAGACGAATGGGGGCGTCGCGGGAGATACTGGAACAGTGTCCCTTACTCGGAGATTGTCGATACCAGACTCGCCGTGAAACACCCGTCAGAATTACTGACAGTTGTCGCGTTTTGTGACGTGTAGCAACAAGGCTTATCGCCGCCAGCGTGCGACGAAAACCGCACGTGATGCTGCGACCAGACACAGCAAAGCGGCCGACTGGAAACTGAAACGCCACCACATTGGCGGGGCAGCCCGGTCGGCCGCTTACTTATCGCTAGGCCGCGTACAAGGCGCGCTCTATCGCAGAACCTTGCGCATCTTCCCGCCCTCAGTAGGGTCAAGATCACACGTGGCCGCAAATAACGTCGCACCCGCGCTGAACATGACATGCGCCATGAAGAACCTGGCGGCGTACCACCATGGCGACTCGTCACCAACCCACTGCGAGAGATTATAAAGACCGTAAGCAATCGCGCCATCAATCAGCGCGCACACGATAACGGCCATGAATCGCGCAACGCCACTACCGAGGGGAAGCTCGTACTCGGCCGCAGCTACAAGGTTATTCCACCGCCCCATCACGCGCAGCAGCATCGCCACAGCCACGACAGCAGCGAAGAAACCGCCAGCGGCGCTCACCTGAGCCGTCCCGAACACGAACCAGAAACACGCGAGACCATACGCGGCCACCGTGAAATACCTGGCGACCTTAGCGGCAACAGCGATCATGTTCTACCTCATTCCTTCACGCGCGAACGCTCACAGGCGAAGCGCGCAACCTTGCTTACATCTTTCCGACAGGAACCATCATAACACGAACGCGAGAGCGGCGCGCAACGAATACGTGGACGCGTCAGAGAACGCGACCAAAAGACGGGCGCTGAGCTGCGCTCAACCATGCCGCGACGCAAACGCTATCACAGTATACACGGTGACAACGACAAGAGTAATAAACATGAACGGAGTCACAATGAATAACAACACAAATTCGATAAGCGCTAAACACCCCAAAATCGTCGGAACAACACCCGCGCACATCACGGAAATCAGCACAGACGACGCGACCATCGCAACAAACGTCCCGACAGCCAACTCACGCGTCACATACACGTCAATCATCCTTCCCATCACGTCACCAACGCGTTGCATCTAGCGCGAGCGCAAGAAAAACCGCAGCACTATACCCAATCCATCCCACAGGAACAACAGCACGAAAGACCACGCGCCCGACGCAACACTCGACAGCATGAGCGCAGCCATGAGACCGACTGGCGCAGCGAACACGTCCCACAGGACGAAAAACAAGTACACGACAGTCTCACGGGCCGTACTCGCCTCCGTCAGCGACCTGCGCAGACCGCGCCACGACGACATTGAGTACCACATCATGAGCGCGCCCACACCCACTAGGAGACCACGCAACACGCCCGCATGAACAACGCACGCAACAACACCCAACAACACAGCGTACCCGAACGTGTGCGCCAACAGAACAATGCGACGCACACGACTACACCGAGCAGCGCCATAAAACACCATCACGACACACCCCTCTCGCCCGCGTAGCGCACGGCAAAACTCGCAAACAGCCGCGCCCGCATGATAACGCTCAGCACCTCACATAGCAGCCGGTCAGCACCCATCGCCGCCAAAACGACAGCGCCCCACACGCGGCTCACGCCACCGCCAGGCACAATACCCAGCGCAACAGCAAGCAGCACACACGCCACAAGATAAACGACCGGCACCACAAGATTATCGCGCGCCCCCAACAGCTCTTTACGCCACGATACGCGCGGCACGCTACCGCCGTCCTCGCGCATCATCCTCTCCATCATGCTCACACCCTTACCGGCCCACATGGCAGCAGAAACACACCACACGAGCACGACAGCGAAAACGACACCGACCGCCCCGCCAACAGCGCGCCCCTCCATTACGGCTGCGCGCCCCCACAAACCGACCAGAACCGCTAACACAAGCGGGTTCACGACGGAAAGAACGCGCATTACCTTCACCATGCCCACAGCTACAACGCCCCCTCTCCTCTCCGCTTCCCCGGTTCACCGCCGCGTGCCACTCGTAGGCACACGGTAGCGAACCGGGGCCGCCGTTACTCTTCGCTCTTACCCGCGAGGTCGCCTACACGCTTGCGCAGCAACTCGACCCACGAGCTGAGCGCCATACCGTCCACAATAAACCACAGCATAAACACGTCCCACGCGCGAAAGCGATAAGCGCCCTTAAACGCGAACGTCAGCATCAGGTTTAGACAGTAGAAAGCTGCGATAAGCAGCGCGCTCTTCCAATACCGCTTCCACGCCACGCGCACGGCGTCCACGACCTCCCGCCGCTCGACGACCGTCAGGCGCTCAGCAACGCCGCCGGTTGTCCTACGCCACGCACGAAACGACATGAACGCCGCCGAAGCGCCCAGCACGATAGAAAGAACCACCGCGACAGGGTGCCCGGTTGAAAGCCCCCAAACGATTGAGGAGGCAAGAAAAATACTCGGGCTGACGATGCCCATGATACGCGCAAACATTATGTTGTTTCCTTCCCGTATGCGCCATACAACTACATCTATGCAATGATACCACAAGATCGGCGGCGGGCGCGCGGTCGTGTCGCGACTCTCGCCGTTCGCGTTCCCGCGCCGCGCTCGCAGTGAACAGCACGTCGGCGACGCTTCGCAGCAACCGCGCGCAGCCGCGAGCGCAAATGTGGCGACTAACACGTGTTAGATGCGTGTCTCGCACGCGAACAGTCGCTACGTGACCAACCGAGCGCTAACAATACTGCAATCGCCCACACGGGCCGCGACCCAACAGCAAAACCGCCAGGTCACTGACGTAACCGCGCAATAGCGCCCACAACGGCGAGTGTCACCGAGAAGCAGCCGCCCAGGCGACTACTGCGCGCCATCACCAGCGGGCGACACCTGAACAAGATAATACCCGTTCCCGCCGCTGAACGCCTGACGGTACGTCACCGCACACTTGTATCCGTTCTCGTCTTTGGCCGCGCACGCGCCAGAGGACACAACAAGGCTGATAGCGCCGTTGCCCTTGTAGCCAGCAACCCACCCGTCATTCTGGCGAATCTCAGAGCGCGTACCGTACCACGGGAGATCGTCACCACCCGGCAACAGGTACACGTCCACTGTCACCTTGTCGCCAGCAGCCGCATCCTCGCCTAGCACTTCGCGCGGCATTTCAACGACAGCACCGTACCGCGTCTCGATCTTCACGTCAGCGTACTTCGCTTCCGTCACCGTACCGTCGTAACTGCCGACGTGCGCCAACTCTGACACGTTCACCGTGTGCTCGCCCATTGTAGAGTTGCCGAACAGGAGCGTGAAAGCCGCGACAAAGGCGATCACCGTCTGAACGGTCGCGCACCCGCCCGCCGTCTCATCCGTCTTATCGAGCCACAGGTAGAACGCGTATGACGCAGCACCACCAACTACAAGAGATACCAGCATTGTGAGCAACACGGCAGGGAAACTGGGCGCAATATCCCACGTGACCGTTCCCATAATCATCCACCTTCCGTTGATAGGTTTTGCTGTCAATCGGCGGCGCGAACAGCGGTCACCGCGTAAAAACGCGCCTTACTATTCCACTTGCCGCGCGACTCGTCACCCATAGCAACATCAGCGCCATATCCAGCCGTACACTTGCAGTTGCGAGCGTCCACGAAACCACCCACGCCATCAGCGCGCACGTCCCTCTGACCGGCAGGCGAGATGACAACGGCCGCGTCAACCTCCACGCGAGACCCACGGAAACACGCGACCTCCGGCACCCTATCCGCGTCAGCGAACAAGACAGCACCCGAATCCGTTTCAACCTCTACAACATGCGGCGCAACATTCCTCACCGTCGCGTCAAACACACCCAGCGGCTTATAGAAATCGTCGGGCACCGGAAGAACCTTCCGCATCATGTCAAGCGCAATCACGCGAATGAGCACCACAAAATAAGCGCACAGAAGCACGACCCCAAAGAACGAGGCCGCAACCATTGGAAACGAGGAGCCAACAATCAAGATGACAGCCGCCCCAACAATCAGGAGTACACAAACCACGTTGGTGGCCTTCTTCTCCCATGCAGCAATATGCTCATAGACAAGCATTGTCAAAACCTTTCAGTAATCACTTGAGGCGACAGTTTACGCGCCCTATCCTTTACACGATCATACCACAACGCGGCCAACCACGCGCGCCGAAACATGCCACGCGCTCTCGTAGTAAAATCGAGAACCACACTGGGTGTGCCCCACAGAAGCGAGCGCCGGATAGTACCCACGTCACGAAGCGTGAACGCCGGTTACACCGTAATACACGCCTGGCAAAAACCCGGTGTCGCCCTTAGCGTCACCAAACGCTTCCACGCACGACAACACACCCGACGACTTACAAGCGTCATTTTCAACAAAAATCGGCTCACCGGAATCGGCCGATGAAGCGTCGCCACTAGGGCGCTGAACTTCAAGTCCTTGTTTCGACGACAGCCTAGACACATCAATCGTCACAGTAGCCCCAACCACGCTCGCGCCCTCCGGCATCATAGCGGCGGTAACAGGGAGCGACACGCCGAACTCGGTCTCCACCTCCACCACATGAGGGTACACGCGCGTCACAGTCGCCGCGTAACTTCCCACACTCTCATAGTCGCCCTCGGCGGCGAGGCGCTGATGCGACAGTACGGCGTGCGCCACCATTGCACCCGCGACGACAATAAGACCAGCGGGCGCAACAAATTGCATGAACACTTTATTGATGGTCTCGCCCAGCTTCTTATCATCGCTCAGTGCATACCCGACTAAAAGGGCAGCCATAAAAACAAGACAAGCCACTAGCGTAAACACAGGAAGGTTAAAAGGGACTTCTCGAACAAGCACGCTGATCGTTCACACTCTTTCTTCACATACCCACATACAGATGTGGCGAAACATATCCGACATACGGAACCATACCACACCATGACCCGACACGCCACAACACGCATACGCGTACACGATGGGCGGCACACAAAGCAACACCGCCGAACATGTGGTACACTATAACCAGCAAGGAAAACACTGACACACAAACAGTAGGAGACACACCATGTTCGTCAACCTCGACACAGACGACAGTGCTTACGAGACGGCGCGACAGTGCCTCCCCCACTACTACTTGGTTGCCGCCACAAGCCCCCACGTGCAGGCAATGGCGCGCGAGCGCCTACAGGCCGGTTGGACGCCCAGTCAGCTCAGGCAGACGCTCCCGCGCCTCAGCGACTACCACATGGCAACCACCGACCACATTTCACACGTCGTGAACCGTTGGACACACAACGCCCCCGTAGACAAGGCACCCAACGTCATGCGCCGCAAGGCAGAGGAGAAAGCCGCGCGCACCATCGAACGCCGCCTCAAAAAGTCCGAACAAGCGCAGTGGGGCACCGAGCAGGGCCGCGAACGCCTCGCCCTCACCAAACAGCTATGGGAGCAGGTGCAAGCCGAGCACCCCGAATACGGGCGCGCACAAACCGCACTCGCCGTCTCGCAGCTCCTTGCCGAACGCCGAGGCGCGCAGGCGTAAGCAGTCGCCGCTCTCCCCTTGTTAGCAAACAGCCGGACCCTCCGCCCCTCACATAGGGGATTGGCGGGTCCGGCGTTTTCTTAACCACTTCAACGGATGGCGCGCTTCACCGCCCGCGCATCGACGCGCACGCAGCCCGCCAACGACCCCCAGTAATGAACCCCGGCACTCCCAGGCGCGCCTCCACAGGGCGACGAAAACGCTCAGGCACCGCGTCCACCGCTTGCGCCAGACCCGCGCCGTCGCCAGCCTTCACAGCATTGCGCACAGCCGCCACATGCGCGTCCAGCTCAGCCTTCACGCTCACCGTCTCCACGTCGCTGTTACGACCCTTACCCTTCTGCGCGGCCTTCCAATCAAAATCAAGCGGATGACCCGCCTGCATGAGCATTTCCTGCACCGGCACCAGCGCCCACAAGCCGAAACGACGCGCCACCTTCTTACCCGAATCGCCGACACTGTTCATCTCAGCGACGCGCGCCAACCCGCCTTTCACCGCCTTCTTTGTCGGCAAACCATTCTCACGCACACCCAGAGCATCCAACCACTTACCGATAGTGGAGCCGCCCACGTTAAAGAGCTTCCCCAAGTCCGTGGCCGACACGAAACCGTCACTGCCCGCTCCCGGTTGTTTCACACGCTGGTTCGCGTATCCGCGCACAAGGTTGATGCCCGCGCTTTTGCGCGCCCACGCCGCCACCGCATCCACACTCCACAGTGCAGTACCCGAGCAGCGGAACACCAGACCAGCGTCCACCGCATCCTGCGTCGGAATCATGCGCTGCACGCGGCCACCGTTCACCCGCTCACGCAACATGCCACCCGCCGACAAGAGCGCCAACACGTCACCACGCGACACACCACGATAACAGTCGTGCAGATTTTCGACGCGCGCGTGCGACGGCGACTTACCCGTCGTGTACGCCGCCTCCGGAAACTCTAAATCAACGACACCAGTCAGCCCCACAGCAGGTCGCCCCCTTTTCCTTGTTTACGCTTCTGAACGCTTGTTTTTCATTGCAATAAAGCCGTTTCGCTTCCCCGCAGGGTAAGAGAAAACCCGCAACCGGAAGCGGTACCACCTCCGGCTGCGGGCGGAAACAACGCCCAAAGGACGCCGCTTCACTTTTGCATGGCCCTCGCCATTTGTGCGATCACCACACATCCGTAAGAGACGTGCGGGAGAGGCCCGGCGGGGGATCTGTTGCTACTACAATAGCACACACTACACCGGGCACGCAAATCGACACAATGCAGGCCCAAAAAGAGAACCCCGCAACCAGCGAGCGCTCACCGGCTACGGGGCTGCGACACATTAGCATCGCCTCTCCACGGCCCAAGTCATTTGTGCAATCACCATACGCCACAAAGAACATATGGAAGAGGCCCGACCTGGGGTCTGTCACAACAACAATAACACTCCCACGACAGGCACGCAACACACCGGCAACGAGATACGCATACGCGCCACACTAACGACAGTACTCACAGCCGCTCACAGCGCGGCCAGGGGCACGCCGTCACTAAGCGGCACGACTACGACGCGAGTGCCATAACGCCTTGAAATATGACGTACCCCAGACCAACAGACGTGAATAGAGTCACAACAACGGAGGCAATCAACAACACCCAACACCTCAGCGTATTACCACCCAGCATCGAGTTAAAAACAAGAGCAGCAAACGAGAGCAAAGCCACGTAAACGCCGCCAGCAACCAGCACCACGCCAACAAGAACGGTCACAACAAGAGCAACAGCAAACACCTTAACCATCACCTTCCACTTGATAAAACACTACGTCAACGATCAACCTACAGCTCCGACGCCGCTCCCAACACGCGCAACGCCACCCGGTGAGCGCTCCCATGCGACGCGTCAACAACCGGGACCGCGCCGCGCTGGACGGCATCATCAAGGGCCGTCTCCGTCTCATGACGCAACGCTTCCTCGCTCGGCAGGGAACCGTCGCGCCCCAGCAGGCGCTCACGCTGAACCTCCGGCGACACGCGCAAGTACACGACGGGAGCGCCCGCATCATACAGCGCCGACACCTCATTTGGTGTACGAACGTCCGTGAAAATAGGGAACTCGCTACCCCAGTCAATATTTTCGACGGCGGCGCGCACCCAATACCCAGAGTCCACACTACGCACGCCCTGACCGAGCAACTGATAGGCGACGCGCTTCGCAGGCGTTTTCACCGCAATAAACGCGTCCTCGTCCCACGCGCCAGCGTCACCCTCGCGCTCCGCGTCCGCGACAATCTGACAATATACGCCGACAAGACCACCAGGGAGAGGAGCGCCAGCAGGCATAAACGCCGCACACAACACCTCATCCTCCACGATAGCTCGCTCCACATCCAGCGCCGACTCCGCTCCCCGGCGTAGCGCGAGAATACTTTTCACCGTCAGCACTTGACGGTACGCCACGCGCTTCAACTCGTCAGCGAAAGCCACGCGACGCGCCGCGCGCCCGCCAGCAACATGAGCCACAGACGGGTGACGCAACAGGTCAGCAATCGCCTCCCCCGTCGTATCCTTACCCGCACCCATAGGACCAGCAAGGCCAATACCGGGCAGCGCACCGCCAGCAAGACACTTGCCAGCGAGAGCGTCACGCTTGTGGACAAGGCTCGCCACCTGTTCCGCCACGTCAGCGTGATCGTTTCGCATCGTCACTTACCCTCACCCGCCGCATCATCGAGCGCAGACTGGACGCGGGCACGCGAAAAAACAAACATGCCCGCCGCGCCGCCAAACGTGAACACATACGTGAGAATGTACGCGGCAACCACGACAGCGGCAGCAACCATGTTACCCTCACGGGCGGCGGGAGCAAGGCCGATAGCGACAAGCGGAAGCGCACAGCCCACGGCAGCAATGGCCGCGCACACAGCCTCAGCTACCGCGCCACGACGCAGCATCAGAACAGCCATAACAGCCAGCACGGCAAACGCGAGCACAAACGGGGTGTTAGGAATAAGAATCACGAGGCTACCTCTTTCCGTTTCGTTTCCTCTAACTGAAAACCAGTGTACCGCATCGACAGGAAACGCGCAGCGCAGACACGCGGACAAGGAAAGATTACGCGCGCCACACAAACGCCGCAGTCAACAGGGCACCGCGCTCCGCCCTCGCTGCAACAACAACGTAGCAAGACAAACGCGCAGGAAAAACTTAACGCCCCTCCGATGCGGCAGGAAGTAAGCGCACAGTCCCATTTTGGCGGCAGCTATCTTCACTCCAAACGTCCGCATGGAGGGGCGAAAAGCCCAACTTGAAAACCTCAAGAATCTCATCAGTGGATCAACAACTGATAAACACAACAATAGCACACACAGCCAGATGCGCAACCCCCACACGCCACCACAAGAACAGTGACGCTCACCACAGAGAGGCGCGGGACAAAGCCACGCGAGCGAACAACAACAGCAAACCAAAACGCCCCGCTACTGAGATGCACCAGCCATACGCTCCACGCCCGCCAACACGTCATCACCCACCATGCCCGTATCCGCCAAAGAGCGCACACCAGCCACCACACGCCCCCACGAAACAACCGGCAACACGCCGCACTCGGCAAGACTATCCGCGCACGCCTCCTGACGCACGACGTTACGAGCCAACTTCACACGCCGCCCCAGCTCACCGCGCCCAGACGAAAGCGCAGCACGATCACGCGCAGCCTGCCCCCGGTAATGCGCCACCAACAACGGCAACGGAACACGCACCGACTCCACCAGGGCACGCCCCACAGCGCCGTCACGCCACAACACACCATTGTAGGCGCGAGCCTCCACGCACACCTGATCAGCAGACGCGAGCAGGCGAGCAAACCGGCCAGCCGTCACACACAACGCGTCAACGCCACCAGCATGAACGTTCACCGCGCGCACCTTATCGTCAACGCTCGCACCCACCACCAACAGGTCACAATCACTATCCTGATGGTTCAGCCCGTGGAGCCAGGAGCCGCGCAAACACACGCCATCCACGCCACCAACACGCTCAGCCCACGCAGCGAACTTCTCGTCCTCGCGGATAGCATCGTAAGCGTCGGCGCGCGCCAACACATACGACAACGAGGCAGACGGAAGGACCGCCGAACCCCTTATCTGCGCATCCGCCCCGGTATCATCCACATGACGCGCGATCACTTGTTCGCTCATGGCACCAATTGTACCACAGAGGGCGCTGCGCGCGTCGACTCAACCTGAACAACAGCAATGGCGAGCACACAGAGAAACAACTCGACACACCCATTTTTGGGTACAAGAAAGGCCGGGGCATCGTCGCGCCGACCCCGGCCTCATCGTACTCGCAGCTTAACCGCTAAAAGGCGCGTCCACCTTATGCTTCCACGCGAACTCGCACACCCTGGTCCGCGACAACCAGACACACACGCCCGCGCAGCTCCACAAGTCCACGTGAGAGTATCAAATAAGGCTGCATAACCTACATTCGTAGGCTACGTTCCCTCGTTTGAGTGCCGCCTGAACGGTCCCCAGGTTGTTACGTGTACTCTGGTCCGCTAGTACCCTGGCCTCCAAGCGATGCGCTTGTGCCCTAGCGGGGCATAAAGGAAGAATCACCTCCCTCACAGTTCGGCGATGGTTCTTCCTTTTCGGCGTAGGCTTGTTTTTCGTCCTGTCCCTACCAGGATACTTTAGCGAGTTCCTAGCAATAGGTGTCCTGAGCGCCGTTTGTGGCTGTAGCTTCCGGTTCTTTGCGCGTGTCACACGCGCTTTAGCCACGCGCTGCACAGCTCTAGCGGCAATATTCACCGCAGCGTTAACATCCCGGTCCATCACCCCATGCTCGACACAGGCGGACAACTTGTGCGTCGGGTGAGAGACTTTAGCGCCGCACACGTGGCACAGTTGCGACGTGTTGGCCGGGTTCACGGCCACGACCCAGCCGCCGTTCTGCGACACGTAGTGAGTTAGCCACTGCACAAGTGCGCCGCGATTCCACCTGCCGTTCTGCATCGTGTTGCTCACCCAGCCTAAATCTTCCACCGCAACAACAGCGTTACCCCACAGGTGCGACAAAGCGGCTATCTCTTGCGCCGCGAGAATCGCCAACTCACGCTTCTTCCGTGACGCGGCCTCACGGTGGAGCTGCGCCTCATCCAGGACAGACATCCTACCTTGCCGGTCACGAAGCAACGTTGCGGCTTTCTCCCGCAAGTGACGCACCTGCATCTCTGACGCACGGACACTGTTCCGCAGTGAATGAACACGCTGGGAGAGCGTCGTCTCATGCACTATTCGCCCAGTCGCGACACTGCGCACCACGACAGTAGCATAGTCATTTATCCCAACGTCCACGCCAATAACATAGTCACCGGAAAACTGCACAACCGGGTTATCCGTCACAACCGTGAAGATGAAAACAGGCTGGCCATCCTCGACTTTAATGACAGGCAGGGTGACTTTCCCCTCAGTGAACCACTTGTTGTCGAAGTTGAAGATCAGCCGATACCACGCGCCTTGAATAACCATCCTGAGCACGATCTCGCCACTGGCAAAAGGGTCATTCTCAATGGCCGCATATTGCTTATCCACGGCTCCCAGGTTCACATAGTCCTCGCCATACGACGGGGCAGAACCGTTTGCGGTGCGTTTCCAGCCCTGGCTCACGTACTTTTGGCTTTCCCCGTTTGCGGCTTTTTCTCTTTCTCTCCAGGAACGGCATGACGTGACAACGTTGTATTGGAGCAGCTTCTCTTTACGCGACCTACCAGCGCGGCCAGACGAAAGAAAATCAGGCATAGTCACGCCCGCTTGGCGACCAGCCTCAGCAGGGGCGGCCGCAGTAACATGTGCCAGCTCATCACATAGAACCTCATCGTTGCGGACCGCGTAGGTCGCATAGGCCGATATGTCCCGAACCTCGGACGCAAGCCACGCCAAAACAGGCGCACTATCTAGCAACTCACCGTCCAAACCTAGAACATAAGAAGGGCGCTAGGCGAAAGCCCTGTACGTCTGGTTTTTAGCCAACGCGCCCTCCCAAAAACACACTCAATACCGGATATACAACCAATAGCAACAAAATCATCAACTGCCACGCAGACTGTTTTGCGTTTCGCTATTCGAGCTTTTTGATGACCCGCCCTGGACGCGGTTTACGCGCGGAACGGGTCGTTACCACACACAATAGCGCGCGCGAACGTGACCATGCAACACCCGCTTGGCGAGACGTGCGCCACACGCCGGTGAACGACACGCGTTACTAACGAGCGTACCCGCGACTCTCCGACGAATACACTACATCACTATCCGCCGTCGGCGGCTCGCCAGCGCACAATGTGAGAGTCTGCCAGTTTTTCGCACCATCGGGCAAACCGAACCTCTTACCCTCATCCGCCATGAACTCATAGTCCCGCATCGCGTGAACTTCCAGTCCCTCATCATCATCGTAATAACGCCCGTCCACTTGCTTCACCGCATCACGCTCCGACGCGCGCCTGCGCTGCATGGAAGCGTTAATGAGCGCGCGGAACCCGTCAGACCGTCCGACCGCCCACAGCGCTTCCTCACGCGTAATCTCCCGCGCGACCAGACCCTTACTCTTCCGCACGTAACCGTAGTAGCCCTCCGGGTCCGTGTTGCGCTCCCACTCACAGTAGTCAGCGTTCCGAAGCGTAGCGGGCGCATCCCGATTGTCGGGTATTTCAACCATAATGTCGCCTCGAACAAACGCCATACTGGACGGCGTGGAGATCATGCGTAGATCCTCGTCATCCCATTCCCTCTCCTCGTACACGCGTCCGTACACGAAACTATCAAGCTCACCAGGATAGTCGTCGTTCTTTTCTTTCGCCTCATTAAACCGCTCGTGAACAAAACTGTTCGTATCGTAGTCAAAATTGTCCAACTCGCCGAGCAGAGCCTTCACACGCGCACCATCGCGCCCAATGAAAATATTTTCAAGACGCGTCGCGCCCTTCACCGGGCCTTTCTTTTTCGCGGACGAGAACGCCGTCACAGTAACACCAAGCTCACGCTCATTACGCGCCTGCGCCTCCTGCGGACTCATATCCACGTGCTCGCCGTGAGTACACCCATGCGTCCCCACATTCTCAGGCCGCGCCACGCACACCTTCCACAGCCCGTTCGCGTCTTTCCCAAATCGCCTCGTCACCACAGCAGAACACCCCTCATCCACAAAACCATTACACGACACGGCCGCCACCGAGCCAACACAACACCGACGACAACACCGTAATAGCCACCGCCCGCACCACACGCGGGGCGGAACGGCGCGCATCACCACCAATGATTAGTCACCCAAAAACTGTACGCGCCACCCCACGACCCGTAACGACCCACCGCATAATTGTGCGCCCACCGTAGCTGCGTCACTGGGTTATCGCGCCAGTCCGCGCCAGCCGATGCGAGCTTACCGGCAGGGAGCGACTGAGGAAGCCCATACGCGCCACTCGAACGATTCACCGCATGGTAGTTCCATCCGCTCTCGTGTGAAATAATGTAGTCCACGTACCCGAAATCACTGTCGCTGATACCGGCGGCGCGCATCCAATCAGCTTTCGACCCGGACGGGTTAAATGCGGGCGCAGAAGAAGCGGGAGACACGCCACCGGCAGATGCCCCCTGCGCGTCAGTAGCGTCGCCAGTGCTACTGGTCTTGCCGAGCAGGCGGTCCACGTCCTCGCGGCTCGTCAACGAATACAGGGGTGCCCGGTACCTGGCCGTCACCACGCCCGCGCTATCCGTCTCCTCACTCACAGGCGACGCGGGGTCCACTCCGGCGGCAACCAGCGCCTCCGGCGATACGGGCTTTGTGCCGACCTCGCGCACGGCGGGGCGCGCAGCCACCGTGTTCTCACCCAACACGACGCTATGGACGCGCTCACCGTCGCGCTTGATCGAGAACATGCTTACGTCGTGAGCGCCGTCAGTGCCGGGCGTGAGCGTCCACTCACCCACCAACAGGCTATCCGTGTCGCGTTTTTCTTCCACGGCCTTGTCCGCTGTGGATACGGTTTCTTCGCCGCGCCACACGCGCACCACGCGCACCACTACGCCGCCGTCAGTGCCCAAGCCCACGGTCACCTCGTCTAGCGGACCTGTGGTGACGCCAGCGGACGCGGCCACGTCACGCGCCGACGCTCCACTCTCAGCGACACCGTTCACAGTCTTACCGTCGGCGACCACGCGCACCGGAACAGGCGTGTCGCCGCTGTTGACGGGCACACCCTCCTGAGACGGGGCAGACACAACAACAGCGCCCGCACCACTGTCACCGCTACCGCTGCGCGAGAGTCCGGCAGTTGCGCCGCCAAGCACGCTATCGTCGTCGCTGTTGCGGGATGCGCGAGAGGCCATGTTCATGCCGCGAGCATCCGCCACGTCACGCAACACGCCCAACGTGTCCGGCCGCACCGTCCCCACCGACACCACGCCGCCCGCGCCGTCATGGACGAGAGCCGACCTGCACCGCACCACGATCACTACATCCACGCCTGCGAGGGGCGCGTCAACGCTGGGGGTCACCTGGTCACAGTCGCCCACTTGTACGCCGCCATCATCCAGCAGGTCGCCAACAGTGCGCCCCCACGACACCACCACGCGCCCATCCTCGCCGCCAGCAGCAGAGTCCGCCACAGTCACCGCGTGGCGAGACGACAACACGCCGTAAGCGCACGCCACCACAACCAACATGGACACAACACAAGCGACAGTGAGCACCGCACTGCGCGGCGCGGACATCAAACCCCCATGGACGCGCCCACACGCGGCGCGCACCCGGCTACCAAACAACATGCACAAACCCCTCAAAAGAAACCGCTACAAAACTACACGAAGAAAACAAAACAACACCAAACAGTGCCCTTTTGCGTGATATTATCACAATAGAAATCATACGCCAACAAAGCGTCGCTCGCGTAGGAGCGCCGACAAAACCGACAGGTTAGCGTCATTCACGGAAGCAGTCGCAATAAGAGGCCGTAATTAGATCAAAAGGGAACGTACAAGCATGGGCAGCACAAAAACGAAGAAAACAAAATACGGGCAGCGCCAAAAAGATGGCGCATGGACCCCGTGCAGCGCATCATTCTTCGGCGTTCGCGGCTGCAACCACGTCGGCGAACACAAGAAACTCACCGAAGAAGAAGCCCGCGCACTCAACAGCGTCATCTTCGAGCAAGGCTTCACGCTACCCACCGACGACCACGACATTCGCATGTACCGGGAAGATATAGTCAATCGAGACTACCCGCTCGCCGACCCCGTGATGCGCGCCTACATTCTCACCATGCGTGAACAAACCGGCAACCCCGACTGGATGCCCGGACGCAACGGCCAATCGCCGAACTGGCTCCTCTACTACGCGTCCAGCAACCTCTCGCCCAACGCCAGCCAAGAACAAGTGAACAGGCTCGTCGCCGACGCCATGAAAAGGCACCTCCACGAGCCACTCGTATGGGGATACAGCAGTGAACGCGACCCGGAAACGGGTGTAGAAAAACACTACAACCTCCCTAACGCGCCCGGTAGCCTCCTCGTACGCACGCCTCCACCGCGAGACAACCCGAACGCGCCCACCGTGTACACGACAATCGCGCAAAACGCGGCGGGCGTGAAATGGTGGGACCAGAAATCACCCGAATTTATGCGCCGCAAGCAAGAGGACTACGATAGTAAGCAGTGGGTGGAGCGTTTCGTATACGACGCGGAAACACCATTCGTCACGCTCGGCGTACAAGGCCCCGACCTGGACGAGGCAAGGCGCGTCGCGGTCAGAGGAAACGAAGATATTACCCTCGAACGAAACGACCTCGGTTTTGGTCCAAGCAGCTACGCGAACGTCCCAACCATCCCACAGCACCGGCTCTGCGAAAGCATCAACATCAGGCGCGGTAACGTGAACCTGTCCGGCAACTGGGCTGTCACCGTCGGCAGGGAAGGCCGCGTGTACGAAGCCGACCAAACAGGATTCGACAACTGCAACGGAGTCGTACACGTCGCCCGCAACAGCGGGTTCCGCAAACTCGGCGACAGCGGGTACGTTATCACCGCACTAGACTGCGACTTTGACACGATCAGGGGCGGAACGGTGGAGCATGTGGATGGCGGCACTGTGCGCGACTACAACGGGACCGGCATCCACCACGCCACCAACGGCGCGAACGTGACCGCCAAAGGCGAAGCCCACATTAACACGGTGGACGGCTGCTCGTGGGTGCGCGTATTCGACGACCCCAAAACCGGGCAAAAAGGACGATTCACCGCGTCCACCGTCGAGATCGGCACGCAACTGTCCTACAACGGTGAAACAATTATCGTGAAAGAGGACACGCCACTAGACGGCAGCTTCTACAGTATCGGAGAAATCGTCGCCGACACCGGCATCACCAGTGTCACACCACGCAAGAGCACGCCCGGATACGAGTTCGGACAGATCATCAACGGACGCAAGCCTGTCCTCAAAGCAACCGAGACGCACGCGCGCGCATACAGGGAACGCGACCAGCACCTACAGTGGCGGCAGGCTGCCCTCGGTTTCAACGGGTACGGTGGCGCAAACAAGACAGGCGGCGACGGCGAGTACGAGCGAGTCCACATGGACAACGGCAGCCTCTACAAGGGGTACGCGCGCTCGACTGGCGCTCACGCTGGCCGTACCCCCGGACAAGCACACAAAACCCCCGGCGTGAAACCCCCTGAATATGCGCGCAATCCCGGCACCGACAGTGGTGAATTGTTCGCCGTGTGGGAAGGACGTAAACGCTCACTCCCACCCGACTGGGAGAAAAGCAGCTTACGGGCAACGTTAGAAGCAGCATCCACGCCGCCCAGCGGCGAGAGCAACAGTGCGGGCGCAACAACGCCCATTCCAGCGCCGCCGGTACCGCCGCCTCCCGCTCCCCCAGCAACACACTGACATGCGAAAATTGGCGGAGAGAGTAGGCGACAACACAATACCATATACACAATGAAGCCCCGCAGGCAACAAACCAGCCCCACACCCCCGTCAAAGGGTCAAGGCGAGCGCCTGCGGGGCTTACACGCGCCCATGTGCCCGATTATGCGTCCGGGTGCCGAAAGGCCGTCAGAAGCGCGTACAGTGAATCTATCGACGGTGAACGACACGAGCCGCGCAGGCCAGGGCACGCGCGCCTCACACCGGACGCCCACTCACCCCCAGCGCACGAGCGCATCCACCTAATTCTCAAACCACGTAAACGGCTCACGCTCCACCACGCGACCGCGAATATACCGATTATAGGGGCGCTTACGACGCTTCCCCGGATGCGCGGTCTCGCAATGCGCGATCATGCCACGCACAGGCTCCGGCGTGACCGTCTCCCAAATACGAGACAGCTCCCCACGCTCATCGTCCGTAAAACGCTGATACTCGTAGCGCTCCGACGGATCATCTTTCGCATCAGCGCCCACAATCTCAACGTCAACATCACAGTATGGGTGCCATTGACCGTCACCCTCACCCGCTTCGTATGAGCCAAACACACTGAGCGCAACGTCGCGTACACGCTCTCGCAACTCCAACCCCGTCGCAGACGGCACACGCTCGATACTCACATAATCGGGGTCATGCACCCCGCTCTTGCCCGCACTGTCGCGGCACGACACGCTCCACGTGTTAAACTGAGGGTTGTCGTAGTCGCCAGGAACTTTAATCGCAATCTTCATCTGACCGTATTTCGCGCCCGTCACCTTATAGGGGAGTATCAAATAAGGCTACATAACCTACATGTGTAGGTATCGTTTCCTTGTTTGAGTGCCGCCTTGCTGGTCCCGGCGTCACGCACCGTGCCGCCGTCCGCTAGTACCCTGGCCTCCAAGCGATACGCTTGTGCCCTAGCGGGACATACAGGAAGAATCACCCCCTTAGAAATGAGGCAGTTCTTCTTCCTTCTCGGAGTAGGCTTATTCTTGGTTCGGTCCCGCCCCGGATACCTCAACGATTTTCTAGCCACAGGCGTCCTGAGCGCCGCTTGTGGCTGTAGCTTCCTGTTTTTCGCGCGCGTCACACGTGCTTTAGCCACACGAGGCACGGCTCTAGCGGCAATGTTCGCAGCGGCGTTAACATCCCGGTCCATCGCCCCATGCGCAGGACAGACCGACAGCTTGTGCGTAGGGTGCGAGACTTTAGCTCCGCATTTATGGCACTGTTGCGACGTGTTGGCCGGGTTCACGCTCACGACCCATCCACCGTTCTGCGACACGTAATGAGTAAGCCACTGGACGAATGCCCCTCGGTTCCACCTGCCGTTGTGCATCGTATTACGGACCCAGCTAAGGTCCTCTACCGCAACGACCGCGTTACCCCACTTGTGCGACAGATAGGCTATCTCTTGCGACGCGAGAATCGCCAACTCGCGCTTCTTCCGGGACGCCGCCTCACGGTGGAACTGCGCCTCACCCAACGCCGCCATTCTGGCTTGCCGCCGGGAGAGGAGCCGGTCGGACTTCTTTTTGAGGTCGCGGACCTGCCGCTGCGACGCTCGGGCACTGTTCCAGAGCGAGTGGACCCGCTGGGAGAGCGTCGTTTCATAAACTATCCGCCCAGTCGCAACCTCGCGCACCACGACAGTTGCGTAATCCGTGACCCCTACGTCCACGCCGATCACCCAGTCGCCCGAAAACTGCACAACGGGGTTATCTGTCACGACCGTGAAGATAAAAACAGGTGCGCCGTCTTGAACCTTAATAACAGGCAGGGTTACTTTCCCCTCGGTGAACCGCTCGTTGTCGAAATCGAAAATCAGACGGTACCACGTGCCTTGAATAACCATTTTCAAGACGATCTCACCGTCCGCAAATGGATTATTCTCAATGGCGGCATACTGCCTGTCCACCGCACCCAGATTCACATAATCCTCACCATACGAAGGCGCGGACCCATTTACAGTACGTTTCCACCCCTGCGAAACATACTTGAAACTCTCACCGCTCGCGGCTTTAACACGCTCCTCGTAGGAGTGGTAAGCGGTCACAACGTTGTGCTGGACTAGCTTCTCTTTACGCGACCTACCAGACCTGCCAGACACTAGAAAATCAGGCATAGCCACGCCCGCCTGGCGACCGGCCTCAGAGGGAGTTATCGCGGTAACACGCGCCAATTCGTCCCCAAGCTCAACGTCGTTGCGGACAACGTAGGTCGCGTATCCAGAGATGTCTCGAACCTCAGACGCAAGAGACACCAAAACGGGAGCGCCATCTAGTAGCTCACCGTTCAAGTCTAGGACGTGAGACGGGCGAGCAGCAAACGCCCTGTACGTCTGGGTTCTAGCCAACGCGCCCTCCCAAAAGAAACACAATCAATAACAATTATACAACCAATAGCAACGAAACGCTCGACTGTCACATAGACTTTTCTCGGCAAAAACTTTTCCGCGACCGCATCTTTCAGAACGTCACGCATAACCCGGTTCCTTGTTTTCGCATCTTGAATCGCCCTACCAACGGTAACACCATATTTGCGCGCCGCCTTTTCAGCGCTCGCAGTCGCATCGAACCGAGTACCCGCCACTACGGGCGCGAGGGGCTTCCCGCTTTTACCGTACACGCTCATGTCGGCGATACCCAGGCTCGCAGGGTTAAGGGCGGACAGTACGCTTCCATGCATCACACGCATCGCGCGAGCACGTGAGAATCCGCCCACATTCGCCGCGTTGTCCGCCTCCATCATCTGCTTCGCCTCGCCTGCGGGGACCGTCACATGCTCAAAATGTTGGCATAGGCCGCGCCCCCTGTTTTCCGGTTTCGCCCTGCACACCGACAACGAGCCTTTGGGGCCGCCCGTCCGACCCAAAACCACAGTACCGTTACCCATAGGAATTAACCTCACTTGTAAACCAGAAACGAAGCTCAACAGAGACAAACGCGATTGAACCGGCGCGAACTGTATGGAGCGGTTCGAGCCGCCTCACGACTCGACACATGGCTTACACAGCGCGAGGACGCGCGCCGCACCACCTCGCCACATGCTACCACAATAACAACATCACCGCCCGGCCGGAGCGCACAAAAGCGACGCCGGGACACGCGCTCACCCCCTCCAGGGGGATAGGCAAAGACGCGTCCCGGCGTCGCCCGCTTTTCGCGGTGGCCGCTTTACTTGCGGCGCTTGCTCTTACGGTTCACCACCACAGCCGCCAATCCCACTGCGGCTGCTGCCACCAGCGCACCGGATGCTGCCACCACGACCAGTACGTTACCGCCGGTCGATGGAAGCGCGGATGCGGAATGTACGCCCACACCCTGAGAACCACCGGCTGCACCCACTTGGGGGTTGCCGGTACCGGCTTCGTTTGCGGTTTGCTTGGCTGCTCGAAAGGGCTGCTCGTGGCCCTCACCTTTCCCTTGGGTGGCCTCCCCAGGCTTGGTGTCAGCGTTAGCGTTTCCGCTTGGCGTGGCCGATGTGCCGGGCGCTTGCGGCTGCTCGTCGGCTGGCTGCGACGGGGCAGGGGCTGGAGCAGGCTTGCCTGCGTCACTGTTGCCCGTGGGCTTATCAACTGACGGTTCCGGTGTTTCCGGCTGCTTGTCGCCCGGCTTGTTTGCGTCGCCTGTTGTAGCGTTGTCGTTCGCGCCCGGAGTGTTTGGCTTCTCGGTCGCGTCGCTGTCGCCAGACTGCGTGTCAGAGGGGCGNTCGGGTCAGGTGCCGGTGCTGGCGTTTCCGGCACCACGGGCGCGTTCGGGCCTTTCTCCCACACGCGCACGTAATCGACAAGCATCTCGGAACCCGCACCCTCGTAGTCGCTCACGTACTTGGTTGCGTCCACGTACTCTGTGTTCTTGCCGTCGTCGCTGGCCAGGAACGTGCCGCCAACCATCTGGTTGAGGCGCAATACCATGCCGTTGCCGTCCACGGTGAACGGATTGAAACCGGAAAATTCACTGTACTTGACCGTGTGACCGGCAACGCCGTCCAAGTAGAACGTCATACTATCGCCATTCTTCTCCACTCCGTACGTGTGGAACTCGCTCTGCGTGCTGTCAACGCCCCTGAAACGGCCCTGGTGCTGTTCGCTCTTGGACGGGTTAGAGGCGCGCGGCGTGTGCGTGTTCGCCTGCAAGTAGGACGGGTCCCACCCTTTAGACTCAAACACGTCAATCTCGCCGTTATTCGGCCAACCACCCTTAGTGCCTGTCATCCAGAAACTAGACCACGACGAGCGCCCAGTGGGGAGCTTAATGCGCGCCTCGGCGTAAAAATCGCCTTGCGCCGCGTACTTGACGTTCCCCTTGTCGTCTTTTGTCTGGACCATCGCAGACGTGAACGGCGCGGCGTAGTCGATTTTCTTGCCGTTCTCGGTTCGCGTACACGTGCGGTCCACGGTTTCCATACGCCTAGTGTCCTTGTTCCACTTTTCCCTCGTCGGGGAGTAGCGGGCAACCAAATGCAGGTTACCGCCGGACACGCTCACATTCTCTGGACTGTCCGTGTAGTGTGTTTGCGTTTTTGCGTTCGGGTCGAAGCACGAGTACTGGTATCCCCAATTGCGTGTGTCTAGCTTCGGGCCATCAAACTCGTCCCGGAAACTTACTTTGTTGTATCCTTGCGCGCGCACCGTTTCAGGCGTAGGCTGAACCGCATCAGCCGCCCACGCGGGGGACGCGCCACCCGCGCCCACAACACTCCCCGCGATTGTTGCTGTCGCCATAAACGCGAACAGTGCGCGAGCAAACCTGTTACGACGTGCGCCCTTACGGGGCGCACTCTTACCATCTGCTACCATATATGGTTGCCATCCTTTACCTAGAGGTCAAGTTACTCCGCAAAAATAGCAAACAATATCACACCCATCAAAACGCCCGAAAACCCCGCAAAACCGCCAAAAATAAACACTATTTAACAACGGTCAAAAACACGGTGAAACCACTAATAAACACGGTTATACAACAACCACGGTGGCGCAGAAACGCACCCAACCGACAAACACGCACAAAGCGTGTCCACGCGGCGGCAACCAAGCGCACACCACACAGAAACAAACACACGCGCCACACCGGCACCGAACAGACGGGGAGCAACAGCACCCACACGAAACACCGCGACGCACCTAAAACACCACGCGCCCCACACGCCACATGGAACCGGAACCACGTCACCACGTAACAGCACAACTCGCGCAGCCACAAAACGCACACAAAAAAGCGCCGCCCCACCCCCACAAAAGAGAGGACAAGGCGACGCTCACGCGCACCGCGCGAAACTAGAATTTACGAAACAGGCGCGGCAAGCCATCAAAGCTCGCGCGTTCATCATCTGTTAGAGCAACGTCACCCACAGGGGAGCGCCCCTCACGCGCGCTCTGCGCACGCAACTCATCCAGGTACGCGTCCAGCGAATCACCCATGTCGTAGTCACCCCACGGGCGCGCGTAGAAACCCTGATTCGGGTCCACGACGCTAATACCTCCAACAGTCTCATAAGACACGGACACGTTATCAGCAGGCACCACGCGCAACGGATACTGCAAACGCACCATATCGTCATCGTAGCAACCAATACGGATACCCACATTGCGCGCAAAACGCGTAAACGCACCGCCCATAAACTTAACGCGCGCCTCCTCCTCATCAAGCCCCAGAAGATTAACAGCGACATCAACCAGCTCGGCGCTGTTCCACATGGCAATAAGCTCATAAAGGTCCACGGACATGCCATCCGAGAAAGACACAACACCGTAGTCTTCGTACACACCATCCAGGGAGCCACCGCCAAACACCTCGGGCACCAACAGGCGCACGCGATCACCAGGAACCATATTCGCCTGGTTTTCCTTACCACCATCGGCATACATAAAGCTGAAAGAACCCATGAGAAAACCTCCCACTAACAATCGCCCGCGCACTCTCAGGCGGACGCACACTCTTACCTAACGAAACAATCATACCACACGCACATACAACATGCGCACAGAAAAGAAAACAAGTGAGGCGAGATACACCCTCACACAGGGAGCATATCTCGCCTCACCGTCACGCACACTCGCCCACAGCGGGGAGCTTACGTCACACGATCACCATGTCACTTACCGCGACGACGCGCAGCAGCCACACCAGCAGCGCCACCACCAGCAAGCAGAGCCACGCCACCCACAAGAGCGGCCGCGCTCGCACCAGTCACCGGCAGGCTCGCAGCAGGCTTAGGCACCTGCGGAGCAGGCGGAGTCTGAGGCTTCGGCTCAGGCTTCGTCACAGCCTTCGACGGGTCACCCTTCACGCGCTTACCCTTCGGATCGTTACCCTCCGGGTGAGCCGTGTTCTCGACCTTACCGGCTTCCACATCCTTATCGGACGCGACAGACGTTGCCGAGCAGTCCATGCTCTCGTCCACGGCGAGCGCAGTCTTGGGGCAGGACAGGTTCTCAACCTTGCCGGTACCCGTGTACTCGTCCTCCACCACGGTCACGTCGGCAAGGTCAACCTTACCGTCATTCGTGACCTTGAAACGCCAGTGGAGCGTGTCGCCAGCCTTGTAGGTCGGCTCATCCACGGTCTTAACGATAGAGATGTGCGGGTCGCCCGTCTCCTCGTTTGGCTTCGGCTTCGGCTTCGGCGTCGTCACGGCCTTAGACGGGTCACCCTTCACCCTCTTACCGCCTGGATCGTTACCCTCGGGGTGAGCCGTGTTCTCGATCTTGTCGGCGTCAACGTCCTGTGCGGACGCGACCGACGCCGCCGAGCACATCATGGACTCGCCGATAGCAAGGGTCGTCTTGGGGCAGGACACGTCCGTCAGCGGGTTAGTGCCCGTGTACTCATCTTCAACAACCTTCACGTCATTCAAGACGGTTTCGCCGTCATTCGTGACCTTGAAATCCCAGTGAAGCGTGTCGCCCTCAGCATATTCCGGCTCGCGAACCGTCTTAACAATCGAGATGTGCGGGTTGGGCTGCTTGACCTCAAACTCGCCCTCCCACTCGCGCTTCTCACCACTGTTCGCCCACGTGTCAATAATACGGCCATCACCATACGTGGCCGCGTTACCGCCGCCGAAATCTCGCTCGTCCACCTTATTGGCGCGCGCGTCGGTGACACCATACCAGCCGTGAACGCCCGCCTCCGTCGCACTATTCACGCCATCTAGGGCACTGGCCGCACCCGTGGGCCGAGAATCAAATGTTGGGCGCGACAGGTTCGAGTCATCCCAGTACACGGTCGCATCCCCGGCCGTGCCCCCGTTCATCTGCGTGATCGTAATACCGCCCAGGCGCTCCACGTCGTCCAGCATGATATGGAGCTGCGAACGACTCTTCGCAGTGAGTTTCCACTTCACCTTCTCAATGCTGTCACCGGCTTCTACGCGGACCTTCGCACTGTCGGAGCCGGTGAACTCCTGGCTCTTACCGGCAGCCTCGAACGCGTAGGTGACCTCGGGGTCTAGGCCGGTGATCGTCGCATACCCGTTACCGGACGTGGGCGTGTCACCCGCCCACGCGACATGAGCGTCAGCGATGGTTTTCACCTTCGGGACAATAGTTTCGGGCAGATCAGCACTCGGCTCCTCGAAGAACATATTGTACACAGTCGTTGACGGCGACTCATTGTAGTTCTCACCGAGCAGCCAGTTGTTCGTGTTAAGTTTACGAGACGCTGGCGCGTACGCGTCCAAACCACTGTCCCACTCCACGTACCACGTGTCAAGGGACTTGTTGGTCGGCTCGTACACGGTCTGACCGTCAACGGTCGTCACCTTGTTGATGCCACTGGATGTGGCGGCGATAACGGACTCGATACCGTTAATGCCCTTCAATTCCAGCTTGTACACGTAGCCCGACGAGGACACTGGGTACATGGTGAGCGTCCCAGCGTTAGTGCCGAGCGTGCTCTCGCTAAAACCTCCGTCAAATCGCTGCGACAAATGCAGGCGCTTGACCCACAGGCGGCCCGGATGCCTGTCGTCGCCAGTGTAAACACCCATATGCCAATCCTGGTCACCCTTGTCGCCGCCGCCGTTAATCTCGCCCGACACGTCCGTGACAGGGCGGTAAGCGATCTTCCACACGCCGTCAACGCTCGCCGCCGGGTAGTAGCCGTCAGCGCCCGCAGTAACGGACTTGCCGTCCTGGTCGGTGACCCCCTGCACGCCACTGTTGAGGGCTGGGTCAATCCATAGCTGCTCGCCTGCCTTCACGTACGCGTTAAACTCGTTCGACGCCGCAACCGGGATCGTGTCCGGCTTCTTTTCCGCGTAAGCAGCTCCAACGCCGCCCACGTGACCATTCGGCTGCACAGCGTTCACGCCAGCCGCCGCAAGTGGCGCGCCCACAGCGAAAGCCGCCAACGCCGCGCCAGCCACGCGACCGGCACGCATCTTACTCATAGTATTCATCTTTGCCAAAAGGCACACCTCTCATCTCATTCCGCCGCACAATCCGCGACAGAAACGACTTGTCATCCGGCTCCCGCGCGCACCCGCGCTCACGCAACAAACACAAACGCACGCCAGGCGCGCGAACCGAAACCAACTAGAACAAACAGTAAGTTAGTTCACGAACAACCAATATCGCAAACCAACAGGTAGAAACACGGCAGACGCCGCATTGTCACATACGCTCATCATCCAACGGATCAACGCCACTGTTTACCGCGCGAGCCAACGACGCCAACGTGCGAGCCGCCTCATGACGCACTCGACGCACGGCAGCTCGCGCCTCAACGCCGTCCCACGACAAACGCGGAACAGGCTCGCGCGCAGGCTCCACCCGGCGACGCGACCCCGCGCGCTCCCACCTGATGTTACGACGCACACGCCCCGTCTCACGGTCCTGCAACGTCCGCCAATCCAACCCGGACGCGAAATCAGGGTCAGACAACGCGTCATACGCCGCACGCAGCTCGCCGCCACGCTCACGCGCCGCACGCACAGCAGCGTCACCCAACAGGCGAACAGCCTCACCCACCGTCAACGAGTCGTCACCATCAGCGCAGCAGCCAGCGTTGGCCGCGCAGTCACCGTCAACACCATCCAACGACTCAGGGAACGTCGCCGGACAGCCACCACACGCAGACTCGCCGCAATCAGCGCCACCATCAACCGGGCAACCGGCGTTATCCGCCTGGCATGAACCAACGCCACACTCAGGCGAGCCAGCGCCAAGTCCACACTCAGCATCGCACTCAGCGCCAAGGCCGCAAGACGAAACATCCTCTGCCGCCTCGTTTTCGCTTCCCCCACGGCCACCAGCAGCGGACACGTCCTTCACGCCCACAACCTCAAACACCGGGAGCGAAAACACGCGCTCAAACCCAACAACACTACCGCGAGCACGAGCCAACTCGAAACCAACAAGCCCCTCATGCTCACCCTTGGTCGTATCCCACATGTTACCGGAACGGTCCACCCACCTGTAACCAACCAGAGTACGCGGCGCACGCACACGCACAGTTACATCAAAACCCGCAGCCTCTAGGCGCGCAACCTCACTGTCACGCTCCACCTCACCAACCGCAGACGTGGCTTCACGCACACGACCACCACCAAGCGCAGCCAGCACCTCAGCAGCACTCACGCGGCGACCATACGCGCGCGGACGAGGAACAAACTCCCCCGACTCACGCACCCTCAGCGTCCACTTGCGATCCTTATACGTTCGAGACATGCAGCCCCCTCAACCCATGCGCGCACGCCGCCAACACGCCGTCAGCACACCGGGCACGCCATCAACTACTACAAAACCGCAATAGCGCACACGCCCACGAACTTCCATTTGCTTCTAATTTTCATCAAATTTGAAGCAATTATAAGAAAGGCACAAAAGCGGCGGGCGACGCGCAGCCACACGCGCCCGCCATAATCGCAAGGCAGCGAACCGGAACCCGCCCCAGAAAGACCAGAGAGCGCCCCTAACTGCGCCTACTCCCCGCGACGACGATCAAGCTCACGCCTCGCATCAGCGCGACGACGATCAAGCTCACGACGCGCATTAGCAGCCACAGGGCCAATACCCTGCGCAATCGCCTCTAGCGTCTCCTCACACACGTTCGGATGCTTGATCGCCAAATCCTTAGCCCAGTCGTTCCCCCACACGGCGGCAAGATGCAGAACATCGCCGTCAACGTCATCCTGCATAGCGACAAAGGTCAGCGCATTATCACGCACGCGGCGACTGCCCTGTACCAGAGCAGCGAAAGCCTTAGCAGGCAATCCGCGCACGCGCCCCACAGCCTCGCGAACCTTCGACATGTCGCTCGCAGCAAAAAGCACCAGAGTACGCTCTAGGTTCTCAGCATCATCGCCTTCCGCACCTTCCTCCCAAAGAGCGCCAGCAGCCACCACGGCCGACACCAGCATATCCTCAACGTCCATCGACGCGACCGCCAGAAGAAGCTCAGGACGGTTATCGCCCTCATCATTCAGAACAAGCTCACGGTAAGGAGACCCCTCGGGAAGAACGTCCCACAGTTCCCAATCCTGGTAGCGCATAGTCGAAACGTCCATCATGACAGCTCTCCTTTTCAACGTCGTCTCGTAACAATTCCCATACTAGCACGAAAACCATGCGTGCGCGAGACAAAAACGCACTACACCACAACCCACCACGAAACAAACCCCCTCTCGCGGGAGCGCGGGAACAATCCCAACAACACCCGCAAGAGGGGGAGAAAACCGCAAGCTATGCGGCTCGCAGATCAGGCGTAAACAATCTGAGCGCACTCCGACTCATCATCGGGCAGCACAAGAGCGTATGCCTCAAAACCGGCGGCCTCATTCAGACCGTCAACAAACCGGGTCAGCAGGTCACACAGGTCGCTCGCCGTGAACGACTCCGACAGTTTGTACATGACATACTGGTCACCACCAGCATCATGACCACCAGTCAGCGTACCAAAGTCGTCCCAGATGCGACGACGCTTCGTCTTGCCGCCGTTCACGATGGTCTCCGTGTGGTAGAAGCGAGCCTCGCCCCCACCGTTACACGAGTTCTTCAACACCACGTATGAGTCAATGTCTACCCCATCCATCTCGGCGACATCCTTAGTCAGGTATGCCTCTTTGTTAAAGTCTGCGGGCGACGCGCAACACGAGCACGACCCACGGAAAGTCATCGCGAAGATCGGGAGCTTGTACTCGCGCTGAAGCTCCTTAGCGATACGCAGCGCGTCCTTCCACGTAGGGAAGTTGCTGTTCTGTTCCATGATCGTACTCCTTAATGGCTGGTGTGACTGGGTTGGTATTTCTTGTGTTCGAGGTTAGCGTATCCGTTCCGTTGGAACCGCCTGCCCGTTCACGTGTATAAGAATACCACGCGCAGGGCGGGCGGCGCAACCACAATCGGCGAGAACCACACCACACAGCGCCGCGAACCTGTCAGGACAACACGCGACGCGCATGGTTACACAAATCGAAACGCCGCGATAATTCGCGCCGGGCGGCAGAATCACCATGAACCGCCAACGCGACCTGTACTCGCTCACTCAACGAACGGCGACGCGCCAACGCAACCTGAGCACGCCCATCACCGTGTACCACGAGCGCCATTTGAGCGTCCTCGCACAAATCGTCACGCCCCGCCAGCGCCATGTGGACGCGCTCGCCACCGAAAACCACGAGCGAATTTTGGTCCTTGTAGCTCAATCCAGGGTTGGACGCAAGCTCCACCATCTCATCCTCAGTCATGAAAACAATCGGCTTGTTACCGGGCGCTACGCCGCCGCGTGAGCCAGTCCAGTCGCGAGCCGCACCCCGACGGCGGGAACTGTTCGGAAATTCCGAATAGTTCGACCCAAAACGCTCACGAGCGCCGCGCTCCGCGCGCTCACGAACCGCATCGAAACGAGCTTGTATGTCACGCTCCACGCGCTCACGAGTAGCGCGCACGGTATCAAATAAGGCTGCATAACCTACACTTGTAGGCCACGTTTCCCCGTTTGAGCGCCGCCCAACTGGTCCCGGAGGCACGCAACGTGCCTCCGTCCGCTAGTACCCTGGTGTCCAAGCATGGCGCTTGTGCCCTAGCGGGGCGTAAAGGAAGAATCACCTCCCCGAAAGCTCGACGGTTCTTCTTCCTTCTCGGAGTAGGCTTGTTTTTCGTCCTATCCCTACCCGGATGCTTCAACGAAGCCCTGGCAGGCGGCGTCCTGAGCTGGGCTTGTTGCTGTAGTTTGCGGTTTTTCGCGCGTGTCGCACGCGCCTTAACCACACGCGGCACGGCTCTACCAGCGATGTTGGCCGCAGCGTTCACATCCCGATCCATTATCCCATGCTCGGGGCAGACCGAATCCTTGTGCGTGGGGTGTGTAACTCGCTGGCCGCACGCGTGGCACAGTTGCGATGTGTTAGCCGGATTCACGGCCACGACCCACCCGCCATTCTGAGTGACGTAGTGGGTGAGCCACTGCACAAGTGCGCCTCGGTTCCACCTGCCGCTGCTCATCGTGTTACTGACCCAGCCTAGATCTTCTACTGCCACGACGGCGTTCCCCCACGCGTGGGACAAGTAGGCTATCTCTTGTGCGGCGAGAATCGCCAGCTCACGTTTCTTCCGGGACGCGGCCTCGCGGTGGAACTGCGCCTCATCCAACGCCGACATTCTGGCTTGACGGTCACGAAGCAGCGTCGCGGCCTTCTTTCTCAGGTCGCGAACCTGAAACTCAGACGCTTGAACACTGTTCCATAGTGAATGAACCCGCTGGGAGAGTGTCGTCTCATGGGCTATCCGCCCGGTCTTAACGTCGCGCACCACAACAGTAGCGTAGTTGTTGATTCCCACGTCCACGCCAACAACATAGTCTCCCGAAAACTGGACGACAGGATTATCCGTCACAACCGTGAAAATGAACACCGGCTGACCGTTCTCAACTTTAATGACAGGTAGAGTAACCTTGCCCTCAGTGAACCGCTTGTTATCGAAATTGAAGATCAGACGATACCATGCGCCTTGAATAACCATTTTCAGGATAATCTCGCCGTCGGTAAACGGGTTATTCTCGACGGCTGCGTAACACTTATCCACTGCGCCGAGGTTCACGTAATCTTCACCATACGACGGAGCAGACGCATCTACAGTGCGCTTCCACCCACGAGAAACATACTTAGAACTCTCACCATTCGCGGCCTTGTCTCTTTCTTGCCAGGAACGAAACTCAGTGACCACACGATGCTGAACCAGGAACTCTTTACGCGACCTACCACTTTTACCCGACACTAGAAAGTCGGGCATAGTTACGCCAGCCCTGCGACCAGCCGTCGTAGGTTGGGTAGCGGCAACACGCGCCAACTCGTCCCCAAGCTCAACGTCGTTACGGACCACGAATGTCGCGTAACTAGAAATGTCTCGCACCTCAGACGCAAGAGACACCAAAATACGAGCGCTATCTAGTAGCTCACCGTTCAAGTCTAGGACGTGAGACGGGCGCGCAGCAAACGCCCTGTACGTCTGGTTTTTAGCCAACACGCCCTCCCAAAATACACTCAACACCAGCTATATGGCCAATAGCAACGAAAACCTCAGCCGTCATATACGCTCATCAGCGAGGCGGGCAGCGCGCTCCGCCTTCAACCGATACAGCGTCGCATCGTCCCCGTTATGGTCGCGCACGGCGCGCACATATGCTTGCGACAGTTCCGCGCGCTCTGACACGCGCCTGTCCGCATCCTGCGCCAGCGCAGCCAGCACGTCACCGGGCACGCTCGCGTTATCGGCGAGCGCGCGACGCACACTCCACACCTTATCCCCCGCCAACACCCTGGCAGCGGCCTCCGGCACGCCAGTCCACGACGCGAGCCACGTGCGCGTCTCCTCCCCGCACTCGCGGGCAGCGGCCTCACACAGCGCGTCCACGCCATCGCCGCCGCGCGTCACAAAATGAGTAAGCTCATACGTGCACATCTCACCCGCGTAGCCAACCATCCACGCCGCGCTCACGCACTCATTCTTCGACAGCAACTCGCGCGTGCGAGAACCTGGCAACGCGCCCTCCCACAGCTTACGCGCCACCTCACGCGACAGGTCCGCACGGGCGGCGACAGCCTCCCGCACCTCATCATCACCATCAGCCGCCAGCTTGTCCACCACGTCAGCGGGCACATCTGCCAGCTTCGCGGCGATAGCGCGCACACTCGGCCACGGGTTACGAGCCAACCCAGCCGCAACCGCCACGTCCACGCTTCCGCGCCGAGCGACACGGCGCGCCCCATCCGCGTCCACCCGCTCACACGCCGCAGCCAACACGCGTGGCGTCACATCGGCACGCGACAACACGGGCGACACATCATCCAACGCGTTCACGACCGCGAGCAAAGCGCTCTCACTGAGCGGCGCATCCCTGAGCACAACACTACGAGCAACACTCTGGCTCCGGGATACGAGCAGTGTCAGTTCAGCATCCGACACGTCCGCGCGGGACGCGAACGCCGCCAACACCTTACCCCGATCATCACCCATCAGACGGTTACGCACAGACGGACGCAAACCCACACTGTCGCGGGCGATCTTCACGGCGGCGCTCTCCCACTCGCCCATAGCCGCCAACAGAACGCGGTCAGGCATCGTCTCCTCGCGCGCCACGGCGGCAAGAGCCGCGTCCTCGCTCACCCTCACGGCAGTCAACACCGCATCACTGAGCGCATAATCGTCAGCATGTTTCACGCACCACATGGCAACCCTGCCACCGTGGCGCGCCACAAGTTCCTCTAGCGTGCCAGCGGAAACCGGGTCACCCGCGTTCAATCGGGCACTTAGAGCGCGCAACCAGCTTGTCGCCCTTCTCGAACGGGCCAGCGCTCTCACGCTCCCACGGACGCATCCGCTCATAATCCTCCGGGTCGCGCATCAGATCAATACCCATCACGCTGATCTGCCAGTCAGTGAGCAGACGGTTCTCTACCAGCACCTTCGTCACCCGCAGGCGACGCCAGCGGATAATCTCAGCCAACGCCTCATCACCCACCCGATCAGCGTGCGCACGCAAAAGAGCCACAACAACACCCTCGTTGCTATCACCCGCAAGAACGTCCACAAACATGCCGGGGAGGTTAAGCCGCCCGGCCGCGACGCGCCTCAGCGACGGGTCAGAAGCAAACACACAAGAAGCCGTCTCCACGGGAGAGCGGTTAAGCTCCGCGCCGGTACGCAGCACGCGATCAACAGCGCACACATCATCCACGCGCACCCCACCCCACACGCGACGCAACTCATCCACAGCCGTGACGCTCATGCGGTCATCCCCTCTATCGGCTAGTCCCTTGTTTACTTTCCGCTCGCGCTGTCAATAAAGCGTTCAGCACGCGAACACACCCAACTATACCATAAGTATCGTTCACGGCGCGCAGCAAACACGCAAACAGGACGGGCGGGCGCACCCACTCACCAGGCACACCCGCCCCAACAAAAGAACCCGACACCGGGCGCTCACTCGGCGTCTACACCACCCTTTAGTGCAGCTACAGCATCGCGGGCAGCATCCTCGAAATCATCAAAACCCACCGCGTCCAGATAATCGCAACACGCTTCACCGCGATAATCCCAATTATCGACACCACCGCACTCTAGCGCGGTCAGCTCCATGTCACTTTCGAGGAGGCGAACAAGCTCATCCTCAGACAGTACAAAACCTTCACCATTCCACTGTGCGTTCACGATAGCCATTGCTTTTTCCTTCCGCTTTCCAGCCCGCCACCCCGGCGAGCCAACAGGACCATTCTACCATGCGTGAACGTCATTTGCATACAGCGCCCCGCCGCTCATCGCCGAAAAACGTCGCACGCCAAACGTCCCAGCTCATGATACAACGAGAGCAGAAAAGAAGCACAACAAGACGCGTGAAACGCACAAGCAAGGGAAAGAGGACAGCCGTGAAGATCACAGTCACCAAGTGCCGCAAGATCAAAGAGTGGTACGACACCATTGGCGGCGAAGAAGAGTGCTCCGCCATCTTCCACCACGTCACCTACAAGCGCCACAAAATCTCGTTCAGCGTTGAAATGAGTGACGGCCGCGCCTACGAGACAAAGCACGTCGTCAACGGGTGCGATTACGACTGCGAAAGCTTTTGGCTGGGTAGCCCGATCAATGACGTGGAGCAGTTCACGCGCGACATCGAAGCCGCTATCTTCCCCGACATGGTGTTCTTTGACGAGTACGACGAGTACGAGACCGCAGAGAAAGCCAACAACGAGAACAGCGTCGCCGTCTGGTTAATGTATCCCAGCGACCGCGCCAAAGCAGAACAGGCCGCAATCGACACACTCGTCAGCGACATTATTGACGAGTACGCCGCCTGGTACTTTGAGAACGAGGGGCGCGGAATCAAGCCGTACATCCAGAAGATGATTGATGGATATGCGCCACTTATCTAACGGGCACGGCCAGAAAGCAACAGCCCCGCCACTACGACTCTAAGCAGGACGGTGGCGGGGTTTCCGCTAGGCGTTCACCACACCACGCCAAAAGTATCCTGCGCCACAAAACACGGTTTCCAACTTGCGCGAGCGCATCTACACGTGTAGACTACATGTTGTCGGCGGGAAACAAACCGCCAACGAAAAACAAACCAACCAGCCCCGGCAACAAACGAAACATCCACCGGGCAACAACCACAGAAAGAAGAAACACCATGTCGAACACCTCCATCAAGGGCTTCATGAGCTTCCCGACCAGGTTCGCCGATGGCGCAATCATCGGCAACGAGGACGGCGGCCCCGCCTTCCTCCAGTCCAACATCGTCTCCGAGGCAACGCCCACCACCGGCGCACTCGCGGGCGTCAAGGTCATCACCAAGCACACTACCGCCCAGCCGACCCGAGACGTTAAGGTCAGCGAGGGCGAGCGCGCCCTCATCCCGGCCGTGACGGCATGGGCGCTCCCCGAGCTGCGCGATCAGGTGCTCGTCCCCGGACCCATTGACCACCGCGAAGGACCGGCCCTCATTCTTGGCGGTCTCGCCAAGTTCAAGGGCGATGGGAACATGTCGTTCGGCGGCGACATCGCCAACATCGCCATTCCCGACTTCAACGAGATTAACGAAATCGTTAACCTCACCCCTCACCCCGTTGTGTTCAAGCGTGACGGCATGGGCGACCTTGCTATCGAGTCGTCCGGTTCCGCTCGCGCCGAAGAGGTGTTTTCCTCCGAGCCTGTTGAGTTTGTTGACGGAGTGCCCGTTTACGACCTCGAATACACCGGCCGCGTCGTTGACGAGGAGACGGGCGAAGCCATTGACATGCCCGCCGTTCCGGGCCGCGTTTACGTGGTCTCGATGATTACGGCTCAGGCCCTGCTTGCGGCCGGAATCGAACGGGGCGACGTTGTGTCCCCCAACTTCGTAAAGGCGCTCGGCGGCGCTCCCTCCGTCACCCTCCACGTCTGATAAACCAGCTCTCATCCGCCGATCAACACATCACTGATCGGCGGATGAGCGCTTCACAGAAAGAACACAACAATGCGCAACATCGACAACATGTGCCGCTACATCGCATCGGGCGGGACCGGCGACTATCGCGCGTCCGACAGGTGCTACGCATCCTACAACGCCGCCAAAGGCGCGCACGACGTGATTGTTGACAACAGGTACGTCGCTTCCATCGAGGTCGGCGGACCAGGCGACAGGTACATGTTCGTCACCGTAGCAATGCGAGAAGCTAACGCCCGCACCCAAGAAGTGCTCGACATCATCAGCTACTTCGCCAGGGGTAACATCAACGAAATTTGGCGTGTCCTGCACATCTGCGAAGGAAGCAACGAGGGAACCCTACAATCAACCTACGCCCGCTAAGACACGCCGCCGAGGAGGTCCGTAAATGAACACCAACACCCCCATCAACGAGAACACGGCGGACGCACTGTACGACGCGGCCACCGCACAGTACGCGCTCCACACCCTAGAGCAGCTACGCCGCGAATACGAACTCGCATCACCCGACGAACAAGAGGCCATTAACAACCTCATCGAACGTGGCGCACAAATCGTGTTCAATAGTGACCTCCCCGAAGCATACGTGACAGTTGACGAGTGGCAGCAGATCAATCCACACAAGTGGGGCATCGACGACTACGCTGACGCCATCCGGGAAATCTTCATCGAGGACGACCACGTTTCCACGAGGGGTTTCGCGGGAGCCTGCCACTTCAACGGCCCCATCGCATACGAAACGTTCTACCCGCTCAATCCCACCGACGAGCAACTAGCGGAAGCACGCGAAAAGGCAGAACGATACACGGCAAAAGCCGCCACGCTCCTCGCCAACGGGAACCGCAGCGTACCAGCATACGGTGAAACGCCCGACACGCAAGAATGACAACATGACATCAGAAAACGAAGGAAAGGGAAACACCAATGACCAACACAAGCCCATTCATTGAACGTGAGAAGGCGGCGAACAACCGCGCATACGCAAACACGAAAGCGCGCACAGCAGCCCGAAAGGCGCTACAGACCGCGTACAACACGCTCGTCGAAAACGGCGCATACGAGGACGCCATGAACGGCCTCGACTGGGCAGAAAAAGCCCGCTACGAGAACGCCGTCACCGAGATCGTTGACCTCCTCCGCGTGATGCCCCTCAACGAAAGTGCCGCAAGAAGCGAATAACAACACGCTCCGCATCACGTACACGCCCGGCGCGCAATCGTGATACAATCGAAAATAGAAAATGAACGAACAAGTACGGCGAACAGGGAGACGACGAAACCATGAACGCGACGAACGAGAACGTTACCGACATCCTGTACCGGGCCGCCGCAGCCCGAAACGCATACGCGCTCCTCGTTGCCCTACGACGAGCCTACAAGAACGCGCCACAGTCGCAGTGGCAACGCGAATACCTCCGACTGCGACACCGCGACGGCGCGTACATCATCTACTACACAGAGAACTACTACAGTGGACAGCCATTCCTCGGCCTTAACGGCGCTCCCGGCAACCAACTTGACGACGAGTGCGTAAGCGAATGGATGAACGCCGTCACCCGCATCCTCCTCGATGAGACAACGGACAACGACAGAGAAACCGTGCGCGCCAACAAACACGAGACCATGAGCGCTCTCGCGTTCCTCAACTTCAATGAGTCCAATGGAGAGTATCGTATCCCAATCAACCCCAACAACCACATGGTTGGCATATACCGGCGACTAGCCGAGGACTACACGGCGCAGGCCGCGCAGCTCCTCAACAGCGACAACACCCGCTGACAACGATCTTGCAACCTACATGAACTAAACCGAACGGAAAAGGAACAATACTCATGGACACGAATCAGCGCATCCGCGAGCTGGCCGACATGTTCCAGCTCACCAAGACCAAGAGCGGCGCGTGGACGTTCGACCTGCCTCCGTTACAAACTAACTTTGTTCTAGTTTGTTTGCAGGACAGTCTTGCGACTATCCGCTCCAAGTCTCACAGCGCTTTCGCGCACGCTTGGTTCGCACTTCACAGAGTCTAGCGCCACATGCCCAGATGGGCGGTTTCGACTTACAGTCTCTCCATGCGCGTTTAGGGTCTCCGGGGCACTCCCGGCGACACAAATGTTTATTGCCGCGTTCAAGTCACGGTCCAAAACAAGACCGCAACCCTCACACGTGTAGGTTCGCTCGGACAGGGAGAGCTTGGCTTTCACACTCCCACACTTCGAGCATGTTTTGCTACTACGATACCAGCGGTCCACGACATGCAGTCGCGCGCCACTGCGAGCCGTCTTGTATTCCAACTGGCGGCGAAACTCACCAAACGCCGCGTCACTTACCGACTTGGCGAGATGGCGGTTCTTCACCATGCCGGAAACGTTCAAGTCCTCGATGCTAATGTCCGAGTACTCCCGCGCGAGCCGAGTTGTGAGCTTGTGCATCGCATCACTACGCTGGTTCGCCACACGCGCATGGAGATGCGCCACCTTCGCACGAGCCTTGGCGCGGCGGTTCGAGCCTTTGGTTTTTCGACTGAGCGCTTGCTGCGCTTTCTTGAGTTTCCGCTCAGACTTACGCAGGTAACGCGGGTTTTCCACGACAGTCCCATCTGACAGAGTAGCGAGATGCTTCACACCCAAATCAACGCCAACAGCGCCGCCCTTCGGAGCGCTCTTCACCACAGGCTCCTCGCGCTCAACCGTCAAGGACGCGTACCAGCGCCCCGCACGCTGCGAAATGGTCATACGCAGAACTTTCGCGTCGCCCACGCGTTCGGCGACGTTCTCCATGCAATGAACCCGGCCGATCTTCGGTAGACGTAGAGCTTTCGGGTCGCCATCAATCAGGCCAAACCCGCCAGCCGTGTACGCGAACTTAGGCGTTTCCTTATTCTTTGACTTAAAATTCGGGAAACCAACCCTACGTCCTTTACGGTCGCCCTTTCGGCTTTTCGACCAGTTAGACAAGCCCTTCGCAAGAGACTCCACCCCGTAGCTGTACGCCTCCTTGGAGTTCTCCTACCACCACGGTTCACCATCCGCATCGACAGCCAGGGTATCTTTGTCCATGTTCCACTGCTTGCGCAGTGCATAGAACGACTGATCTATGCTCTCCCCCGCATCAAACGCGGCCTTCACGCGAGCAAGCATCGCGTTATACGCGAAACGAGCGCCACCAGCATGAGACGCGAGCCGACGCTCCTGCGCGGGAGTAGGGTCGAGCGCGACCTTCACCGCGTCAAACATCGCGCCTCACCCCCTCCTCTCTGTGCCCATTAAACTATAACACACAATAGCACAACTACAGCAAGCTAAAACACCGGCAGGTTACCCCCTCAACGAGTATATCGCCGCCGCGAACTAACCCCCGCACAACGCGGCGGCGACGAAACAACAAAAGCCCCGGAACCGCCCCATCGTGGGGTAAACGGTTCCGGGGCCTTGCTACGCCCACGCTGACAATGAGCGTTCTCCAACCGCCAACGTGAGCCGCACGCGTTTACTAGCCGCGCAACCCACCATCCAACAGCTCATCCACACGCGCGGGCACCAAGCCGTTCGTATCCACTTCCACGGACGCGGACGCGTTCACCATCATACCGCCCTCACCGGGAACAAACAGGCTCGTGCGCGCACCATCCGCCACGTCATCCAACCCAACGCCGTCGGCGGGTGTCCACAGACGCATGTCGCGCACCATCCCGTCCTTAGCGACGAACGACGTGACGGCGCTCGGCGCGCTCTCACCCGACATGTTAGTGAACCACGAGGAACCCGAGTCAATGGACGACACGCCCACCACCCACGTCTTATCTCCCACCAGGTACATTTCCGGCGTGTGATAATGGCCGTGGACGAAAATGTTCGCCATGTGCGCGTAGGCGATACGCCCCGCCTGCATGTTTTTCACATGCTGACGCATTTTCGCCTGGCTCGCGCCGCCGCCCACGTGTCCGTGCTCAAAAAACAGGACACTCTTATCGTCCGCACTGGGCTTGACTGTGCAGGCCGCGTCGTAGTCGGATGGGCACACGAACGACATGTTACCGTATACGTCTGGCCGCATTTCAGCCATGCGCCTGATCTGACGCTGCACGTGAATACCATAGTCGTCCGATAGGACGCTGGATGCGCGGTTTTTGTTTCCGACGCCCGTGCGCACCTCACAGTGATTAGAGGGGACGGCCACGTAAATGAGGTTGTCGCACTTGGAATGGAGGACACGCAGCCCCTCCCAGATGAGACTAATCGCCGCCTCTAGCTGGTCAGTGAGGTTCAGGTCGTTGGACTGGCGCTGCGACCCCACATTCATAAAGTTTTCGATAATGTCACCCAGGTCGGCGGCAATAATTGTCCGGTAGCGGGGAAGTTCGGCTTCCATTTGCGCGTACACGCTACGAACCCTCTTATACAGGTTCACCGTGCCACCGTGAACGTCCGTCTTGCCGGTCTGGAAGTCCGCGAGCGCCACAACCAGCGTCCCATCCGCGTAAGCGCCGCCCGCACCCGCTGCGCCCTCGTGTGTCCTCTTGTATTCGTCCGCGTACTTGTCCATGTCAGCGCGCAGCGTCTCAAACGCAACACGCTCACCCTGTTCCAGGGCCACTTGGGACGGGTCAATGTTGATTTTCAGCCACGAACCATCCATCTCAGGGATGCGCAGCGACGCACGGTACGGTGTCACCGCTTCCGGTGACACGCCCAGCTTGGATGCGGCCAACTCGGTAGCAGCATCGTGCGCCTCTTTCAACGCGCGCCTAGCCCTGTCAGCCAACACCTCCGCACTCACGCCGGACGCGCCGACAGTAGCGCTCGCGTTCGAGCCGCTATGTTCGCCCGCAAGGTCAAGGCCCACGCCCGCTCCCTCACCGACATTCTCACTGTGTGCGGCGACCGTAACACCTGGCGGCGCCGCCACCTCGCCCGCCTCGTCCATAAACCAGGACGAACCAGTGTCAACGTGCGTCTCACCAACCGCCCACGCGTCAGAAGCAGCACCAGGAGCCGGGAGCGCGGGAGAAGCAACAGCGGCGGAACTGGCAGGCGCAGCAGCCAGGACAACAGGCGCAGCAGCCGGGATAGCAGGAGCATCATCAACGCCAGCGGTACGCTCCCACGCGTCAGCAACAACACGCCCCGGCACGCGCGCAGCAGCCTCAAAAAACTCCGGGTACCTGCGCGCCACAGCCTTACGACGGTCACGAACCGACCGCTCACTCACACCAAACGCGCGCCCCAACACCGTGTTAGCTGCGTGCGACACACCACTATCACGAAGCAACGTATCCACAAGAACCGCCGCCTCATAATCACTGCCGCCCGTCACGTCACCAGCGGGAGCAGATACGCGCTCACGCGCAGCCCCCACACCGTCTACAAACTCACCAAGGAACGCCCACACGCGCCCCAACGACCAGGAGCCGCCCACGCTACCGCCGTCAGTTACCGTCATCGTCTACAAAACCCTTCCCATGCCACCAAACACGCGCCGCCACAGCTACCCCGCCTTCACGCAGAGCAGCAACGTACCACTCGCGCCCACGAATAGGGCGCACGCGGTGACATGTCAATTTTCATACTCATATACCAATATACACACATCAACAAGAAACGCCAAAACGCCACGAACACATGACAAACGAGAGTCACGCCAGCTATTATTACACCATGAATACCATTGGCATTTTCCTATATATCATCAGCGTTATCATGTGGTGGGCGGGCTTCAATTACGCCGCAGCCCGCGCAAGCACGGCGCGCAGACGTAAGCTACTCTCTACAGCAGCAACACTAGCCCTCGCGTGGCCGTTCGCGTTCATCGCACTAGCAGCCGCGCTCGCAACCAAAGCAGCCGCAAACATCATGATCGCCGTCGGCGACCACATCAACAACACGTGGGACGCAGCAGTCAGCGACGAGGGCGACACCACCACCGTCACCAAGCTCACCCCAACGTGTACCGCCATGCGCGTGCGCCACGAGAACACAGAACACGACACCAGTGCGGCGAACGGCGACCACGAGGGCGGCGAGACAGCAACCAACACGGAAACACGCCCAGCGTTCGCGGACAATACGCCACTCATGCCACCACCCCCACCGCCCGCCACAGACGCGGACGATCATGACGGTCTCGACCAAGCGAACACCAGCGGCGACGAAACGGCTCAGGCGACCGCCAACGACACAGACATGGACGACGAAACCGTCACCATCCAGAAGGTCACCCTCTCGGACCTCATCTAAACAACAGTCATTAACAGAAAGAAAGCGAAAGCAATGACCGGCAATACAGAGAAAACAGTGAACGACACGCAGCGCAGCAGGACATCCATCCTCTTCACGCCAGACACCATTAACCGCGAACAGCTCCCCCACCACATCGACCTCTTCATGGCGGGCGGAATCTCGGGCTGTTGGAACTGGCAGGACGCCCTCTACCAAGCGGTCTCCTACCATCTCGACCGTCTCCTCCCAACAGGCTGGGAGCTAGACAATAAGCCGTTCACTATCGCAAGCCCCCGGCGCGCGCACGGACTCGAAAAAGACGGCAACGCGGCAGCAGAACAGATCGCATGGGAATATGCGGCAATGAGCCGCACCGCGTTCACCTCGTTCTACTTTACGCGCGACACCGTGCAGCCGATCACACTCCTGGAACTCGGCAAGCACCTCTCTCAGCCGTGGGGCAACCACATTACCGCCTGCGAAATCGGCTACGAGCGCGCGTTCGACGTGTACACGCAGACAACGCTCTCCCTAGAGGATGCGACACTCAACCCAGGCGTGGAATCACGCGCATACGGGTGGCCTCTTACAGAAGCCGCCACCAAGCGAGGAGAGAACGATTACCGCAGGTTCCGTGGAGCGTACACTATCTTCCTTGACGAGAACAAGCCACAGGAGGAGCAAGACTTCCTCAACTGGACGTGGAAGTACGCGACCATCATCGCGCGCGAAATGATCGCCAAACGTGAGGGGCGAACAATTAAGCAACTGACACGAGTTACGGCGGACCCCGCACAGTTCAATTAAACAAAAGGGTCCACCACATCATGCGCCGCCCGACCAACACAAACGGTCGCGGCGGCGCAGCCACATCACACAAACAAACAGCAAGAACGTAAGAAAAGGAAACAGCATGAACAGCAACGAAACGGCGCACAACCCGCTCGACGGCATTACCGCCACCCTCGAAAAAGCACTCCAACAAGCACGCGAACAAGCCGACACCATCATTCAGGACGCGAAACAGGAAGCAGAACGCATCATCAACGACGCGCGCACGCAGGCAGACACCATTATCAACGACGCGCAAGCAGACGCACGCGCCAAGGGCGACATGGAACGCGCAAGCCTCGCCATCCAAGAACACGCCGCCGCACTCCACACCCTCGCCCTCGGACTCGCCAGGCACGAAACCACACCACACGACAACGCAGACGACAACGCGACCAGCGGCGAGGGCGACGATAGCGCGGACAGCAGCGACGCATACAGCGCCGACAACGGCAGCAACGTCAACGAGGGCGCGATACCACCCGCACCCACCGCAACGCCCACCGCCACAGTAAACGACAGCGCACCAACCCACACCAGCCGCGCAACCAGCACGCCACACACCGCGCGTCGCGCGGACGGCACCACACGCAAACTCGCCCCCTGGGAACAACCAACAGAACCACAAGAAGAACCAAACAACAAGCCAGTACCCGTAACAGGAGAAGCCCCCACAACCAACAGCGCCCAAGAGCGCGCAAATACCACAGAGAGCGCGGCCACACCAACATGGGACGCGCCCCTCATCATTGACGCACCCCTACAACTCTAAAACGCAACGTGAACAACACAAAAACCCCGGACCAGAAACTCACCTGGTCCGGGGTTTTCCACATGCGCATACCACAACACAACACATCCACACATGTAGACACAAAACGCGTAAACGTGATACACTAACGCCAGACAATCAGGCGCCCCAACAAAGGAGAAATACCATGACACGCAGCGCAGACAAGGTTTGGGAGGACATCAAAAACTCCCACCTCAACATCGGCACCACCACAACCCCCGTTCGCCTCAATTATTGGGACGGACGCGACCTGTTCCGAAGGCGAGGACGTTCCCGCCGACTTCATCACCGTTGACGCGGCGGACGTCAGCGCCACAAAGATTTACTTCGATGAGAACGGACACTACGGAAGCAGCTACCGCCTCCTGGGAGGCAAATACCTCCTCAGCAACGAAGCCGCTTACGCTAACGCGGGCAGCGTCGGATACGGACAACTGTACGACAAGGATATTGCCCTCGACACGAGCGGCCACATCATCACCAGTGACGGCCACGCGTACATAACGTGGGACGCAGACTTCCACATGAGTACGCTCGCCATCTGCGGCGGCATCATCGCCTTCACAGACGAAGCGCTGTTCCAAGCGTGGCGAGCAAACCTCAGCGACGAATACAAACGCATCGTAGACGAGGCTGAGCGCACCGTCGGCGAATACCTCGGCGAGGAAATGACAATCCTCACCTTCCCCGACACCCGCTCCTACACGCGCGATGAGGACGACAAGAAAAGCGAGCGCCACACCGGCATCCTCGCACGCACCCGCGCATGGTGGGCACGCGCGTAACACACAAACCATATCCGATAACGCAACCAACAGTCGGCAGCCACGGGGAACACAAGAAGCACTCGTGGCCGCCGACAGTCACTCAACAACGACAAAACCACGAAAAGGAAACAACAGTATGAACGCCCTCACGCGTCGCCTCGCCACACTGGCCACAACCCTCGCGCTCGCGGTAACCGCCGCCGGATGCGCTAACACACCAACCGCAACACCCACCACCGACACGGCCGACTCGCAAGCCACACTTGACGCGATCAACAACGCAAGCGAAATCACGGCCACCAAGAGTCTCCTCTCGTGGGGCGACGAATGGGTGATCGAAGCCGACGGAAACAAGGTCGGCACCGTCACCGGGCAAGCAATCTATACTATCGGAGACGTGTATTCCCTCACCACCATGAACAGAAACCTTGTCGCGTCAGAGACCGAAGAACTGAGCGCTATCACGCATACCGCTACTCTCTACGACTGGAACAATCAGCCGACAGGTACTCTCGAAGAACGCGTCCTCACGCTCATGCCCACTGTGGACATTCACCACCCAGACGCGAACGGCAGCGACATCATCACGGGGACCGCGACAACCGTTTTCGCTTCCCTCACCCACCAGACTACCATCGCCGACAACGCGGGGGCAGAAGCGTGGAACACTGAGCGCCACGCATTCACATTACGAACCACCATCACTATCACGCGAAACAACGCAGGCGGCACCGTTTCCGGCGTTGACGCCCTCATGGTCACTCTGATGATGAGCGAGATTTACGACGGAGCGAGCAACAAGTAACAACACGAACGTGTAAGCGAACGACACGGGAATCGTGGGCGGATCGTCTATTGTCGCCGCTTGATTGATATTAGTCACATGAGAGACTGTTTCGAGAGTTACATGAGGGAGGGCGCGTTGGCTAAAAACCAAACGTATAGAGCTTTCGTCGCGCGCCCCTCTCACGTTTTAGACTTGAACGGTGAGGTGTTAGATGACGCTCACGTTTTGGCGTCTCTTGCGTCTGAGGTTCGAGACATCTCGGCCTACGCGACATTCGTGGTCCGCAACGACGTTGAGCTTGGGGACGAATTGGCGCGAGTTACCGCGACGGCCCCGGCCGTGGCGGGACGCAGGGCTGGCGTCAATATGCCCGGCTTTCTGGCGGTGGGCAAGAGCGGTAGGTCGCGTAAAGAGAATCTACTTAGGTATAACGTGGTTACGTCTTGCCGCTCCTGGCAGGAACGTGCTAAAGCCGCGAACGGTGAAAGTTCCAAGTATGTGAGTCAAGGCTGGAAGCGCACGGCAGATGCGTCCGCGCCGTCGTACGGCGGCGATTGTGTGAATCTTGGTGCCGTAGACCGAGCTTATGCCGCAGTCGAGAATGACCCGTTTGCTGACGGTGAGATTGTGCTGCGGATGGTTATTCAGGGCGAGTGGTACCGGCTGGTTTTTGACTTTGACAACGCGCGGTTCCGTGAGGGCAAAGTCGCCCTACCCGCCATTAAGGTTGAAAACGGTCAGCCCGTTTTTATTTTCACGGTTGTGACAGATAATCCGGTCGTCCAGTTTTCGGGCGACTATACTATCGGCGTGGATGTGGGAATTAACAACTACGCCACCGTCGTGGTTCGTAGCATCGAGACGGGGCGGATAGTGTATGAGACGACACTCTCACAGAGGGTACACTCGCTGTGGAACAGTGTGCGCATGTCTGAGAGGCAGGTCCGTTTCCTCAAAAAGAAGTCCGACCGGCTCCTCTCGCAGCGCCAGGAGCGCATGGCGGCGCTGGATGAGGCGCAGTTCCATCGCGAGGCGGCATCCCGCAAAAAGAGGGAACTAGCGATTCTCGCCGCGCAAGAGATAGCCGACCTCTCTCACCTGTGGGACAACGCTGTCGTCGCGGTGGAAGATTTGAGCTGGATTATTAACACGATGCAGCATGGCAGGTGGAACCGTGGCGAGCTTGTACGGTGGATCGCTCACTACGTGTCGCAAAACGGTGGATGGGTCGTAGACGTAAGCTCATTTAACACATCGCAACAGTGCCACGAGTGCGGCCAGCGAGTCACGCACCCCACGCATAAACTGTCTGTTTGCTCCGAGCACGGTGCGATGGACCGGGACATAAACGCTGCGGCGAACGTCGCGGCCCGAGCCGTTCCCCGCGTCACTAAAGCAAGGGTGACACGGGCGAAAAACCGCACACTACAGCCACAAGCGCCGCTCAAAACGCCCGTGGCTAGAAGCTCGTTGAAGTATCCGGGGCGGGATAGGACGAAAAGCAGACCTACTCCGAAAAGGAAGAACCGCCGTCGAGCTGCGAAGGAGGTGAATCTTCCTTTATGCCCCGCTAGGGCACAAGCGTTATGCTTGGAGGCCAGCGTACTAGCGGACCAGGGTACCCTGGGGACCAGTAAGGCGGCACTCAAACAAGGAAACATAATCTGCAAAAGTAGATTATGTAGCCCCGTTTGATACGATTGAGCACGACACGCCCAACGGGAACTGGTCGCGCCGACGCTTCCAAGAAACCGAGAACGTCATCAACCGCGAGCAGATACGCTTCCTCGTTAACAATCCGCAGCCGGGCGAGAAGCGCCGACACAAGGCGGGCACACCACTGCCCACACGAATCGTCGTCGAGCACAGCGGCGAGCACACCCGCTTCATCGCCACGGTCGAATACCACAGCGAGTGACACGCGCCCCTAATGAGAACAACCAAGCCCCGCCGGAAACACAACACCCGGCGGGGCTTCACCGCACCCGCAGATACCGCACTCACACACAAAACGGTGGCAAACCACGTCAAAATATGCTACGGTTGTAACCGAGGCAAGAAACAAACACCACCAAGGAGAACAGCAATGAGCGCATGGGACGACTTCAAGACTTCCGACCTATACAAGGGCGACATCGAGATCACCGACACCCTCACCAACTACGACAGCGCGAACACGTGGAGCGGCGACAAGGCGACCGCCTCATTCCCGCTGGCAGACCCCAATGACATCGCCGACTCCCCCATCATTTTCAACCCCGGAGACTACCGCAGCACCGAGCACCTGCACCTTCTCGGCGACAAGTACGAGCTAGAGATGGCGGGGTTCATTGATTACCCCTGGCAGGTCCAGTACGGCGACCTCGACAACCCGAACGCCGTTAACGTGCGCGGATATGTCACGTTCCCCAGCAGGAACATTTACCACATCCGACGCTGCGGCGAAAGCTACACGCTCCGTAACTGTATCGAATACGGATACGGCGGCACCATCGAGTGCCGCGACGAGGGCACCCTGAAAACGTGGCTGAATAACCTGCCCGCCGACCTGCGCGAAGCTGTCAACGCTGCGACACGCGCCACCCGACTTGACGACGACGGGAACACCGTCATCGTCCTGACGCTCCCCAATAAGAACAACAAGGGTGAGAAGAAGCCCGGCAACCCGCTACGCAAGCTCATCCGCGCGACACGCGCCCAGCTCGCACGCCGTCGATAAACCAAACAACACTCCAACCACCCGAGAAGAAAGACACCCAAAATGAGCAACGCCACCGCATACCAAGCGCTCGAAAGCGACGCCCGTATGGGGCGTGCCACCGTCACAGCCTCCGTCTGCATCCCCGACAGCACACTCTGCTACATGAACGGGCCAGACACTACCCTAGAGTTTCTGACGGCCCCCGACGAGCACGTGTCTGCCAACGCTTTCAAGATCATCGTCGGCGACTACCTGTACAGCTACGAGGTGAGCACGCTTTTCGGCGGCGAATACGCGCTACAAGTGCTATACGGTTCGCCCTGGGAGGCAATCGACGACAACGGCAACCCCGGCAGCCCCTACGGGTACATTTATGCCCCGGCAATCGGTTCAAGCAGCCTCCTCCCGCGCTTCGCCAACGACACGGAAGGGCTGAACAGCCTCTACGAATGGGGCGGCACCATTGACGTACACGACATGGGCGCGTTCAACGGATGGCTCTCGCATTTGAGCGCCGACAACGCGTCCACCATCCGAAACGCTATGCGAGGCGGCGACCTCGACAATGGCAAGAACATCACCGTTCGCCTCGTCAACCGGGAGACAGGAGAAACCACCAGCATTACCCCCACGGCGAAGCACACCGCCGGACTTCTTGGCCGCGCCCGCGCACGTCTCACCCAGCTCGCACGCCGCCGATAACGCGCAGCTACACAAACACCCCGCCGGAAACACGCTCCACAAGAGCGCCCGGCGTGGCTTCACCATACAAGCGCACACGCTCCCACAGCGGCAAGACAGGGATTCGAACCCTGGGCACCCAGTCGGATGCTACGGCTTTCGAGACCGCTCGCTTCGTCCACTCGCGCACCTTGCCAACTATCACCACAATAGCACTCGTCCCACGCAAACCGCCACCAACATGGTATAATCACAGGGACACAACACGTAACGGACGAAAGCGCTCAACCATGCACAGTAAAACAAGCCTCATCATTGCCGCCACGTTTGCCGCGCTGGCCGTACTCCTGATCGCAGCATTTGGCATATCCGTACAAACGGACCCCCTATCCGCCACGACAACAGCAGCAGCAACCGGCAACAGGGACGATAGTGAAGAAGCCGCGAACACCCTCACGTCCGCGCAAACAATCACCCTCACCGCGCACAACATACGCGGGCAATGGTCGTGGACCATTGAAACAGGCGGACAGACAGTCGCAACCGTCACTGGCGAGCGCCGAGCTGGCGGTGTCCAGTACACAATGTCAACCACAAGCGGAAACACCATCAGCTCCACAACCGGGACAGCCAGCACAGCCACCAGCGCCCACATATACAACTGGGACAACCAGGAAACCGGCACGATCACAAGCGAACTAACGCCCGCCACAACCTTTCACACACACGCGAACGGATACACCGGCACCGACCCCACCGACGGTACGATCACCGTCACATCCTGGTTTCCCACGAAAGCCGTTATCAGCAACGCAAGCCTCGAACAAAAGTGCGTTCTATCGCAAGAATACAAGAACATGCCAGCATGGGAAAGCGTCTACACCCTCACCTGCGACACCAACATCGGCGCGCCCCCGGACGGAGTAACCGCCGTATGGCTATCCATCTACACGATCAACGCCACCCGGTGAAAATACCTGTTAATAAACTCGTCCCCGCCACACGCAAACACCGTGGCGGGGACGAGCGGCACGGGCAGTCAACAACCCGCGCAAAAGCGGTCACCTGTACCGCATCACCACAGGGGACTCACCGTCAGCCACCAAAAGCTCCTGTAGATCATCATCGGTGAAGCGGTCGCCATCATTGCTCGTCCACATGTAGCAATCGGCGCTGTTGTCGTAGTGGCGGAACAGGACGCCGATCCCACACGTGAGCAGTGAACCAGAGGTAATCTGGCTCAGCTTCGTGTCAACGACACGCCCCTCGGGAAACATCGTTACGCGAATCGTACCAGCAGACATTTCTTCTCCTTCTTCCAACCGATCAAGCCAAAGACCGCATCACATGAAAAGACGAACCATCAACGGAGGCGCTTCGCACCCAGACAGCACATCTTGCAACTCGCCGTCCGTGTACAGAACACCGTCGCCGTTTGTCCACACGGGGTCGGCATCAATGTCAGCTTCATAGCTGTCGTCATAATGCCGGAAAAACACCTCGCCGCCGCAAACAAGAAGCGTGCCGACCGGAATCTCATCCAACTCAACATCCATATCACCGACCACTGTGGTCATACACGCGCGAACAGTAACCGTCACGACCCATTCTCCTATCGCTCCAATAAATACTGACGGAACCCCGCCTGACATCATCCACTATACCACACAAAACACGCAGGCCGCACGACATGCAGCCCTGCGCACCCGCCATGAGGCGACGGAGCACTACACAGCGTATGCTCCCACATGAAAACGCTTCAAGGCACCAGCAACACACTCCGCACGCCAACGCCCACGAGAACCACCCTGTATGCTCCGCTGACGGCCTCGCGGGCGCAAAACGTGTACTGGGAGGGGCGGGCGCGCGAAAGGCCGCGAGAAGCGCCTACAGCGAATCTACCGCATCCTCAGCATCCGACACGTCAGTATCCGCCGTAGCGTCTGCGACCGCCGCACCCTCAACCGACGCGGCGGACTCGCCCACCGCGTCTACGCGTTCAACGCCCGCACGCTCAGCCGCCGCCACACTCACGCCCCGCATCTCCAACTCGCGACGCAACACGCTCAACATCGCACCCACGTCAACGGCCTGACGCGAACCAACGCCATAACGCGCCTCCACATCAGCAAGACGCTCAACGAACGACACCGGAACACCATCCGGGCCGCACATCATGTCAGCCGTATTCACAATCAACAACAAGTCACTCATCGCCAACACATCCGGGTCGCCGTGAGAGCGCACAGCGTCAGCGAACGACGCGCCCGCATCGCTCAGAATCACACCGCCCGCCTCAGCGTGGTCAAGCTGCGTCGGCGCAAACGCATACCCCGCATCATGACACCAACCCGCCATATACGCCACACGCGCAGACTCCTCACCATAACCAAACACGTCACGCGCCAACCAGTAACACTTGTACGCGACAGACCGCGAATGAAACAAACGCGCATCAGACATGCCAACAAAACCATCAACAAAACGAACACGAACAGACAAAATAGAACACTCCACAAAAAGGGTAGAACCGACATAAACAGAAAACAAGGCGCGGCGTGACAGCCAAACACGCCGCCACAACACCAATAGATAAACAATCACGCGGACAACAACACACGCACACAACTAGCCCACGCGACGCGGAATTAACACACGGCACAGCGGCGCAAACACCACACAAAAGAAAGCGGCGGGGCACCCCTCGCACAGGAGAGACACCCCGCCACACACTCAACTAACCGCCGCCCCGCGTCAGCAACGACGACTCGACACTATCACACGCCGCCGCGACCACCGGACTCAGACAGCCTGACAGCAACAGGAGAACCCGCCTTGCGGATAGTCGCCTTCGGCGTCTCCCACCCCCATGAGCCGCCCGACTTCTCCACACTCACCGACGCGCCCTCCATCACACGATAATAGAACTTACTATCGCCGTCGTCGCAATTGACAGCGGCAGGACCAGGACGCGGACCACCGTGAATATTCACCCAACCATCGCCAACGACATAGCAGCTCCCAGATAACGTGTACGCCTCAGCACCATCCGCACCCCGGATAGTCAGCGTATTCACGTTCTCACTCCACGTGAGCATATTTTGCATCCACGCGATAGCCGGGTTAGGGACGAGGAAACAGTGAATCAGGAGCACCAGAATCACGAACGCTACCGCCCTGGCCGTCCACCTGTTCAATTCTTCACGCTCCGATAGCGGCTCGCCCGAACGCCCATCCTCGTCGGAAAACGCGTGCATGGGGACGACAACCGGAAAAACCATCATCTAACTAACCCTCCCATAAGGACACAACAGGCGGAAGCCTCGCCACTCACACCAGTTTACCATCACTCAGAGGAAAACGCTCGTTCAACGCGCGCTCGCACTCCACCGCCTCATCCAAACCCCAACACGACCCGCCATACTCGCACACCCGTGCAGCCGCCTCATCAGCGCCAATCTCACCGTTGCTCCCTGTGAACCGCAACGCGTAAGCGAACCCGCCATCCTCACGCCAATCCACATGACGCAGCATCGGACGCTCACCCACAGAAAAGCCACGTACGACACTCATCGGGAACTCGAAGCACACCGTAGGATGCGCGCCATCACCGTCAGGCGCGCCCAGCATGAAAATCGTCAACACGCCGCGCCCCACAGTGACACTACTCACGATACCCTCGGCACTGAGTGCATCCACATCCCACAGCATATCCTCGTCCGTGACGGTGACAACCACGCGCTGACGACGCTTCCGCGCCTCACCAAACGCGTCGAAACCGCGCGACAAACGCCATGCGGGTACCACGCGACGCACCACAAACAACGCCACAGCGAGAACCACGACAGCTACGACAACAGCCAGCCACCACGACATCATCAACACACCCTCCGCCTATACGACATAAGAAAAATGCGCGCCGCCCGCACGGCAACAACCACCACCACGCGGACGACACGCCACAAGCCAAACAACCCCTATCAGGCGAACGACCGAGCCTCAAAAGCCGCAACCTGCGCAACCGCGTAATCCTGTGCGGACTCAAACTCGCTCCCCAAGACTCGACGGTACGCGCGGTCCATACCGGAGTTAACCTCGTCCACGTCCGCGTCGTCGTAGATGTCCATGAAAACCTGTCCCTGAACAAGAGAGACCAGCTTCCCACGAGAAATGGTAAACGTACCATCCCCGTTATCCACAACATCAACCAGCGACTCGTGCATCTTCATCTCGCGCATTGGGTTTCTCCGTTCTTAGGGTACTCGGGCGACCGCCGCTCGCGGCAACCCCTCTTGACGAAATCAAGCATACCACGACGCAAAAACACGCGCACGCGAAACACGGGCGCAGTGAAACAAGTCACGCGCGAACGCCAACATCCACCACAGCAACGAGCCGCAATAGGCAAACAAACAACCGTGGCGGTGCCACAACCAGGCACCGCCACGGCCCACACTCACCTACTCGCCAGTGTCCGTGTTATCCGTATCCGCGCCACCAGCGTCCACGCCGCCAAGGCGATCAAGCAAACCCTTCCACCTCGCCATCTCGCGCTCCATGAACTCACGCGACACCGGACGCCACACCGACACATCCCCGCCGTCCACAACGGGCACCTCAACGCCGCCCTCCACGCGCGACGACAAGTCCTGTTCGCCGCCACTACTCAACGCCAACATGCTCACGCTCTCTCAATCCAGCACCGGATACACAACCGGCAGGCGACCACTCACACCCGGCACCAGCCTATCCACCGACGGCTCGTCAACCTCAAACACGTCACCGTAGCGGTTGGTCACGCGCCACATCTCCTCATAAGCGACACCATCCACATACGCGAACATAATGTCGCCCTCACTGTCATCCTCCACGAAAATAACTGTCCCCGGCTGCAACTCGCACACATGGAACTCACACTCCTCGCCAGTGTATCCGTTCACGCACACGAACGACGGCTCCCCCTCATACTTGTCAACAATCGCGTCCACCTCGCCAGGGCGGCGAACAACAACGCGCGGACTATTACGCGCCTTCTCGCACACATACTCATCCGACCGCATCACACCACGCTCCCTAACATCCAGCCACCCGCCCACACTCTCTAGCATCCCGAGCACACGGACGAAACGAGTGTCCAACCCGCCCTTTTCTCTCACGTCCACAATCGTGCCAATAGGCAGCGCGAGCGCCAAAAACTGTTCATCCTCCCTGCCCGCGCGAGCGTCACACCCGTAAAAACTGTTACCGCTCTCACCCTTTGCGTTCGCGTAAGACCACTGCAAGCCCACGATCTCCTCACGCAGAGCATCAACCTCGCTCACGCCATCCGGCAACACACCAAACATGACATTCATTCCTTCCAGTTTACGCGCCGACACGCGCGAAACCGACGACAATAGAACAATGGACAGCGCCTACTATACCACAGCAAAACAGGCGACGCATCCGACACCAGGACGCGCCTCACACAAGGCCAGGAACCCGAAAAGCCTCCACAAACCCAACATCGCCATCCACTTCCCCGTTCACGCAAGCGGACACGACAGCCCAGTCAGCGCGAGGCCACTTCGCCACCACAGGATACAACAAACCCACAGGAATCGTCACGGGAACAACCTCCACACCGACCCCGGTCATACCCCACATGTCAGCACACGGCAACAAAAACGCCGATTCCCCACCATACGGGCCACACCACAACCCCGTCTCACCATCAACAGCCGCATACAGGCACACATTCAAGTCATCGTCAACAACGACACCCGACTCATCCAACCACTGCGCAACACCACACGTCAGAGTGCGCTTCACATGCGCACCACCCTGCACAAGCGCCAACTCAGAACGCGACCCATACAGGACGAGCGCGCCAGCAGACGCAAAAACCCTCACACCCACATCTAGCAGGCGAACACAAGAACCATCCTCCGCATACACGAGAGAACCGGCCTCGGCACCAACCGTCACACCATCACCCGCATACACAGTTGCGCCACTTTCAGCGACGACACCAGCATCGCTATCCACTCCCGAGCACACACAAGCAAGCACGCGCACGCGGGAACCCTCACACGCCGTCACCGACTCAAACGGCGAGAACACAAACACGTCGCCGGACACAACACGCAGCCGCTTCCCCGACGCAACGTCGCCGTCTACAGTAAGCGGTTCCCCCTCGGGCGGGGCCACGTCAACGCAATCAACGCCCTGGTCAGACAACGCGGCGCAAACATCTTCATTCGTTCGAGCAACCGCAACAATCTCACCATTACGACTCACACGTTCCACGATACACACTCCATTCTACTAAGAAAATCACGCCACACCGTGCAGTCGCGCCAAAATCGCACACATCATATCTTCATCCCCGTCCACATACGCGACAGGTAGCAACCCCGTGTCGAACCGGCGCGCCACATGCGGATATGCCTCGCGCACCTGAGACAACAGCATACCACCAGCGCTCACACGAGAATCGCCATAGAATACGAACCCCTCCGGCAAACGCAGCTGACCATCCGCGAAATCAACGAGGGCGCGTACCCGATGCCACCCGTCAAGAAGTCGCAAACGAGAATGACCAGAACTATCCCTACACGTCTGAACGACAAGCGGGGAAAGCGGAAAACCGTTCACCACAGAGTCAACAAACAACGCCGACTGCCGCATACTCCACGGTGCGGACCTGCGTAACGTTTGCATCCCAGCATCACCCAAGTCACCGCGTAGACGATACACGTCCGACACCTTCCACACCTGACTAAACACCTTCGCACCCATCAGAAACCATCCCCTCCACGAAACTCAACGTAAAACTCGAACGCGCTCACGACACCCTCAACGCCGCCATCCGCATACACAGCAAACATCGGAACCCAAAAAGCATCAAACCTGCGCGCCACCAGCGGCGCAGAGCATAATGCGACAAGTCAGCCGTCTCGCCGCTGTTTAGTGCCTCTTTCACGTGGGCGAGACCAGCATTGTAAGCGAAACGAGCAGCCCCGGCATGACTCGCCATCAGCCGCTCCTGCCTCGGCGTAGGGTCAAGACGAACCTTCACAGCCTCATAAGAACCCATCCGGCAAAATCACCCCCAAACCTTCCCCGCTCGCCTACCAACGTTGCTCTTACCGTAACACAATAACAGCGTAGAAACAAAACCAGCTACACAACAGAACCGCTCCACGCGAAACCACCCGACACGTCAAGATGAACGTGACACGACGTGTCGCACATGCGTGCCAACGGCATATCCAGTTTCTCCACCCGAAACACGGGCTGCTCATTCTTACTGCAATACATGAGAATACTCCCTTACCTTTCACTTCTCAGGTGCCGCCGCGATCACAGCGGCTCACCCCACGAGTCCACTTCACGCACCACACGCAACCGAGGTGCCTTGCACACGTCGTCAGCAACCGGCACAAGCTCAGAAACGGGACACGTCACCTCAAAGAAACGCACGCCCCGACTCTCGTCCAACTGTGAACGAGCCAGCGCCTGACTTGGAGACTGCGACACGTGTAGGCCGCCGCCGAAAAAGCGGTCATCCTTCCAGTTCTCGGAATCGTCCACCACCTCACCAACGCGGTACACGCCGCCACGGTGGGACACTCCCTCGCTGTCGGTTGCCTTAAATAAGTGTGCCATGCCATCCTCGTCCACGTGGACGATGGCGACGCGGCACCACTGCTCGCCCGTCATCTCATCCGCGTCACGCTTCACAACAACGCGGCCACCCTGTACGCGGCCACGGAACGGGCCGAAACGAGTCACCTTATACACAGTCACGTAGCTTCCCGCCCACACGCTCACTTCCTCGTGCGCGTACACGACGCACGAGCCGGACGCCCACACGCGCGCATCATCGTACGCTTGGACAACCACACGGTCACACGCCCACACGCGAACATTCTCCTGCGCCGACACGATACATACGCCAGAAGCGCGAACTCGCGCATTATCACAGGCGTGCACATCCACGCCGAGAGTGGCAACGCTGCTCTCGCCCGCCACGGTCACCGCGAGACCGCCGTCACTATGGGAAAGGCGAATCGTCTCACTGGCGGGCGCATCAATCCTCGCGAAACGAGCGCCAGCGGGCTTGCGACGCATCAGCGCGTCCCACTCCTCCTGTGACCGCACCGTCGCCTGACCACACTCGTTCATCTCAAACATGAGAGACACCGACCTTTCCACTTGCTGATAGCGCGTTTTTCTTGCCTACACCCATCACCCATCATACCACAAGAAAGGCGCGCCGCGCTCGCCAAAAACACGCGAAACACAAAAATAGGAGGCATGACATGTGATACAATCGCACACGAAACAACCGACAGCGAGCACCTGGCAAACCGCGCCCCGGCAGAATTACGGCACGGCAGAAGAACGGCAAGCACGCACGCCAGGACAGCAACACCAACACGTGATACCGTAAGCGAGAAACAGAGACGCGCACACGAGCGCGCGAACAGCACACAAAGCAAGGAAGAAAGAGAAAGGCAACCACATGGCAGCACGACCATTCCACACATTCACCGCCACCGGAACCAACGGAGACAAGCTCACCTACAACATTGACGAACTCCCCGAAGGAACAACCATCTACGTCATCCCACAAGAAGGCACACCCTACGAATACAGGCTCCAACGCGACATCGACAACAACCTCGCCTGGTTCGCATACCGAGATGGCAAAACCGTCAACCCCCACCACGGAAACAGCGGAACAACCATCGTCCGCTACGCCCTCCAACGCCCTCGACACGTCACCGTCATCACAACACCCACACGCGCGCATCAAGAAAAGAACACGACAAGCAACAGTGGCGGCCGCAACGTAATCGGCAACGACCTCCTAGAGAACGAAATCTCGCTGAACAGGTCACTCGCTCGCGCCGCCATTGCGGCCGCACGAAAAAACGCCCACGATTACTTCCGCCGCCAATAACAGCCCACGCGAGCGCCCAGCCCCCTGTTACATTCGCAGCTATTACGTTCACAAACGCAGGGCGCGTTCTCTCGCGCCCCCAGTTTTACTATCTACCCCCTTTTCACATTACGAGGAGCGTGTTTCCTAATGGCTGGCTTTCACATTGGTGTTCGCGGCAAAGCAGCAGGACAAATAGTACGATGCGCCGCACGCGAGGGCGCGTGCAAGCTGACGGGCGCAGACGGCGAACCAACCCCACATTTTTCTTCCCTAGCAGATGGTGAAGCGTTCCTCGCCGAGCGGGAAAACGCAGAAAAGGGCGGCTTCGCACCCGCCATCAACAGCAAAGCGACCACAAGCGACGAAACCGCAGGCATCAACTACGGAAAAATCGCAGCCGACGCAGCCGACATTCACGACCGCACATTCGAGGCATTAGAGACCGTCATCCGCAACAGCGAAATCATTATCGCTAACCGCTCATGGTTCGCCGAGCGAATCGTTGGCCCCAACGGCTACATCGCCGTCCCCAAGAACGTCGATAGCGACACCAGGAACAAGCTCCTCAAGCAGGCCACCGACTATTTCAACGCAGCCAACGAAGCTGAGAGTTACCTGGTCGCCAGTGGCAAAACCCTCGAAGGCGCTATAGCAAACAGTGCAGCCCTTGCTCTCACCGCAGAGGTGCACCGCCTCACCCACCAGGAGGGTGAAGTCGGCGACCTCCTGCGCGACCTCCAAAGCAAAGGCCAATTGGAAGCCATCGTCAACCTCGACAACGACGAGCACCCTTTCTGGCTAACCGGAAGCAGCGGCATAGGGTTTGGCATCGACGAAGAAAAAGAAGCATTAGTTGACCAGGCAACAGCCGAGCTTCACGAAGCAATGAAACCCTACCGAGGTGGCACCGCCGCAGTCACGCTTGCCCGATTCTTCAAGGAGGAAACCGACGAATCAGGACGACTACTGTACAGGTGCTACTTCCTCAACACAAGCGAGTTCCGCCCCGTCCGAGAAGTGGAGGTCTCCAACAATATGCAACTCTTCACCTCCGCCATTCTCGCGGACCTCAGTGATCCCATCAACAAATACAGGCAAGCTGAGAAAAACCTCCTAGAGACCGTCGAATCACTACAGGCAGACGGGTACCTGAGCGCACGCGAGCGCTCACAAGAATAAGCGCACATGAGGCGCGCAAACCCAAAGCCCCGCCGGAAAACAGGCCGCACAGAGCCTCCCGGCGGGGCTTACCCATACCCACACGCCCCCGCTACCACCAGGAGCCGCGTACCCTAACGCCGCGCGTCCACACGTGTAGACACAGGAGCGTCACGCGTGATAGAATACAGACGCAAGAGAAAACACCCCGCAAGAAAGAGAAAACGCCATGACCGACCACATCATCGACTACGCCAAGCTCGCCGACACAGCAGCCGACACCTACACCAACGCACGCGACGCCCTGAACCACGCCACCGTCAACCTGTCCATCGTCGCGGGCGACCGAGACGGCTACCAGGACATCGTTACGCCAGACGGGCACATCGACACGCCCATCTTCAACGCGTGGTTCACCCAGGACGACAAGAGCGACATCGCAGAACAGGCAGTCGCCTACTACCGCGCCGCCGACGCATATAAGGAATACGTGCAGGGAACTATGCAGTATTTCAAGGACGCGATGGCGGTCAGCACGGCGCTCGCCCTCATCACCGAGGTCCACCGCCTCACCCACCAAGAGGACGAGGCGGGCGCACTCCTGCGCGACCTCCGCGAGCGCGAAATCGGACTGCCAATCACAGTCCGCCCGTACAGCGTCAACATTTACTCATTTGCCGCTACCGACGACGTTTACGCCAGCGCCGACAAGTGGGCGTTCCTCGGCCAGGTAAACGACCGGCTGTGCGCGGCCATGAGTCACTACGATAGGGAAGCGGCGGAACTCATGCTCACCCGCTTCTTCGAGAAAGACGCAGACGAATGGGCGACTCCACACTCCTCGCACTTGCTGAACGTGAACGACCTCCCCACAGTGAGCGACGCCGAAAGCGACAACAACATGCGAGCATCCGAGTCAAAGCTCTGCACAGTCGACACCATGCTAACGATGCACTTCTACGTGGAAGCCAGGAGCCGCCTCAGCGAGGCCATCTCGCGCGCCACCAAGAACATGTCCAGCCGCATCAAGAACGCGTAACAGCCAACAAGCGACGGTAACGCACACAAGCCCCGCCGGAGCAGGCCACACGGCCACCACGGCGGGGCTTACGTGTAACCCCGAGCAGCTGTTTCAACGCTTGAAATAAAACGCGGCCACACCGCCACCACCAGAGCTACGCGCCACACCGTCACGCCTCTACACGTGTAGACACGGACGCTCCTACCGTGATACACTACAACCAGACAACACACCACCAACACCACGCAGGAGAAAACGTCATGCGGACAATCCTTTTCAACACGCCCATGACAGTCAACAGCATCTACCAGAGTGCGAGCGTCATCGAGTTCCAGGAGCGCTACAACGGCTCCAACAAGATGCTCGTGCGCCTCGACGTAGAACCGTACGCGCCCCGCATCACGGCGGCCACCAACACAGTCGAATACATTGCCGTCACCATCGACAAGAACGGCACCGTTTACGGCACCACCACCGACGGCAAGCGCGTCCCCCTCACCAAAACACCCTACACCACGCCCGAGAGCACCGCGCTCACACAGGTGGGCGAAATGTGGGTCGGCTCCCGCTACCACTTCTACGCCGACGAGGACACCACCTTCACCGACGAAGAAACCGGCGAACAGGTGGACATCAACAGCGACGACATCGAGGACAACCTCCCCGTAGGAGCCACCCTCACCATGCGCGACAAATACACGTCCGTCACCGTCACCCGCATTGATGAGCGCTCGTACAACATCAACGGGTACGAAACAGACCACTCCGGCGCACCATACGACGCTGGGGACGCGCTCGACTTCATCTTTAAGTGGTACGGCACATGCACGCGCCACACCATCACCCGCCCATAGCGGGCAGCTTCACGGGGCGCGCAAACAACAAGATAAACAACGGAGATAGGAAACACCCCTTGACGACAGACAACTGCACGCACGACACAGCCGCCGAGTACGCGCGCCGCATGGACACGACACTCGACCGCAAATGGGCGGCACTAGAGCCACACGTCACGCCAGGGGCACGCATCCTCGACTACGGGTGCGGGATGCCCAGCAAAAACGGTATCCGTCAGCGCGTCGAAGCCGCTGGCGGCGTGTACGAGTGCCACGACATCAGCAACACAGTCGAGACCGCCATGCGAGAGCGCGGAGCCACCTTCCACACAAAGAAAGACCTCCACGAGCACGGCGCGGGCCGATACGACGTAGTATTCCTATCCAGCGTTCTCCATGAGTTCACAAGCCAAGACGACTGCGGCTTTGAAGAAATTGAAGCCACCTGGAAGCTCGTCGCCAAAGGCGGCGTGGCTATCGTCCGCGACTGGACGGGCGTCCGGTTCCAACTCCACTCACAACCACCACGGATGCTGAAAGCCACGTCTACGGGCGCCATGCGTGAAATCCTCACCTGGGTTGGCGCACTCGCAATGAACGGGGTCATCCGCATCGGGAACGTGAACAACTACAAGATCGACTGGAACAACCTCGAACTCCACGCCGACCCGGCCAGCCTCTACGAAATCGCTTTCCACTCCGTGTGGGGACCAGGCAGCCTCCCACGAGAATCGGGCGAGCATTACGGAGAGGCGCAAAGCGACCTGAGCGCGCACATCCGCTACTGGGGAGACTGCACCGTCGAACAGCAGTACGACGAATGGGACGAAACCTACCTCACGCACCTCCAACGCCTCTACGACATCGACCGACTGCCGTGGCCGACAAAAACCGTCCTCATCCTACGACGAAGCAAGTAAGCGCCACGCGCGTCAACAGTTACGGCGGGACGCAACCAAGCACGTGAAAGGTTGCGTCCCGCCATTTTTGCGCCCAACAGCAAGTAGCTGAAAACTAAACAGCCCATGCCACCACAAACACAAGAGACACGCCACCACGAACACACCCTGCACACAACCCAGTCACCACAGCTCGTGGACGCCTCAACAACCGAAACAAACACTGTCACACACAGCACAATCACTATCTCTACACGTGTAGACGCGAGGCGCTGGCGTGTGATAGAATAAAACCATCAAGGTCACCACAAGGAAAGAGAAGCGGCATGGCACCTACCACCATCATCCAGTTCGACCAGCCCATGATGATTAACAGCGTGTATCAGCGTGCGAGCGTCATCGAGTTCGAGCGATACACCACGAGTAGCGCCACAATCACCAATACATACGTCCGCATCGACGCGCAACCGTTCGCGCCGCACATTATCTGCGCAACAGACTTCACAAAATACACCAGCATCAGCGTCGATGAGACCGGCGTCGTGTGGGGAACCACCACGGAAGGACGAGAATACCAGCTCACGCTCGTACCATACGACACGGGGGAGCAGGAAAACAACGTCACGCTCACAGTCGTGAATGAACTGTGGGTCGGCTCCTGCACGCGCTTCTACAGCGACGAAATCGCCGACTTCGTTGACGAGGCAACCGGGCGGACTATCGAGGTCCACGAGGACAACTTCTACCGCGTCCTAAACATCGGCGACAGCCTCATCATGACAAGTAAGCTCGGCTACCGCGACACAACCATTGAGCGCGTCGGCGACGGAAGCTACACGCTCGACGGCCGCACCGACGCACACGGCAAGACATACAGTGAAAGCCAAGCGTTCGCCCACATGTGCAAGTGGTACGGAGCAACCGTCAGCCACCGCATCGTCCGCGCGTAACCGATAAACGCACGGCATACGTAGCCGCCACGGGCGGGACGCAACCACACAGGAAAGGCTGCGTCCCGCCGTTTTTCATGCCCGCAAACAAGTATTTCAATAATTAAAGTACCTCGCGCAACGGGTTGTCCGCAAGGACATACGTCAACAACCGGAAAGTCAGGCACATGACTGGGCGTTAACGGCGATAAACGCGCGGCTGAGCAGGAAACTACGACGATGCACTAAGCGCATGGCTGAGTATTTCATGGCGGGAAAGGCGCGGCTGAGCAATAAACTACGATGATGCACCAGGCGGTTGGCTGGGTATTGCCGTGCGGAAAGCTCCCTCACGCTCAAAACTACGACGGTGACCCAAGCGCATGGCTTGATCTGGATAAGCGAAAACGCGCGGCCACCCCCCCCACCTTCTATCTTTAGTCAATTTTGACACGGGGAAAAACTAGCAAGACGCACCCAACAACCCATGCACGAGAGACGCAACCCCACCCACACACGCACGAGGCACACCCCACAACCTCCACACATGTAGACACAAAACGTCCACAAAACAGCCTAAAACAGCCACCAGACAAACACGAAAACCCCGCACACCACAAGGATGCCAGGGAAACCAGGAGAAGTATTCAACTCACACGGAGCGGCGCAGCCAAGCTACGCTCGCAACACCCAACCAACAGGTTCAGGCACCACGCCAACCCCGCCACCAGTAGACGCCGCCGACACGCCAGACAGCACACGCAACAACACCGCACACACCGCGTTACCGTCAGCGCGCGCCACACGAGACGTCACCGAACTACTCCACGCAACAACCGCAGCCGCGAGCAGGCGAGCAACCCACTCATCGCAGTCCACGCCATCAGGAGCATACTCACCCAACGAGTCCACCACAGACGCAAGCCCATTAAGACGCTTCGCAGCCTCAGCGGCGCGCTCGGCCTCACTCAGCCCATTCAGACGCTTACGCTCAGTGTCCGTCACAAACTTAGCCATACCAGGACGCGCCTCATCAAAACCAACCGCAGCCAACTCCAACACGCGCCCCGACAAACCCGCCACACACTCACTAACACCAGCAAGAGCAGCCTCATTCACGCCATTACCGCCAGATAGGATGTAGCCGCCATCCAACGCGTCCACGACCTCATGCGCCGCACACAACTGAGAAAACAGGGAACGCACACCCAGCGTCAACTCCAACCCGGACCTCACGCCCCCGGCAATCGCAGAAGCAACAGCAGCAGCAAACACCTCAAAATACTTACGCGAACGATTACCCGACGTAGCAAACGCAGCCGCACCACCAGCATCCACAAGCGACGCAGCAGCATACAAGACCATGCCACGCTCCCCACTTTCGGGGAACGACTGATTCATCACGCGTGCAAACCGCTCATCAGCCAGCAACGGGCTACCCTCAGCCACGAGCACAACCACAGGAACATACAGCTCACGAACCTGAGCGCTATTCCCGCCATCCTTCAACTGGTGAGACGGCGTACGCTCAGGGTTACTGAACACCTCATCCGTGCGCTGAGCGTACTCGCTCGTTCCAGGCTCCACGCCATCCCACGCGTCGCGCGCAACCTCACGACGCACGACCTCAACCTGGCGAGACGCGCCAGACTTCGACGGACGCGACTCCACCATGTGCGGCGTTGGCGTACCAGCAACCACGCGCACACCCCCCACGCCCTGACGAGCCATCGCCACCAGGTCAGAGACAGCCACCTGGTGAGAGAACAACTCACGGCCAGACACCGACGCCGCCTCCAACCCAGCAGACACAATACGACGAGCCTGATCTGGCGTAAACAAACCAGCAGCCGCGCCGGACCCGCCGCCCAAGCCAAACGCGCCCAACAGGTCACCAAACAAGCCATCCACCGCCGCACGGTCCTCACCACTGAGCAAACGACCAGGCAACGCCACACGAGACTTAGACGCGCGACCGGGCACCATGTCAAGCCACGAGCCACCCAACGTATCCCACTCATCCAGCGTGCGGCCATCAACGAGCACCATGTCACCGTCACCCAGGCGCATATCCAACGCGCACCCCTCAGTGAACTTTGTAGACACAGGAGCAACAACAAGGCCACGCAACGCCGACAGCGCACGCACGGTACCCGCTCCCGAACTCAGGAAACGCGGGTCAATAGAATACACGCTCGCGCGGCCAGCCTCACCACGACGGGGAGCACGCTGCAACGCAGCCAATTGCAGCACTCTAGCGTCACGCAGGAGACGCATCATGTTCTTCACGCGCTCATTCAACTGCCCCGCAGTCAAACCCGCCGCCTCCACACCCAGAGCACGACGCAACCACCTGCGCAGGCGCTTACGACTACCCGACAGGCGCGCCGTCGCCCCCTGCGCAGACAGCCCCCACAGTTGCGACAAGAAAGCCACAGCGTCACGCATAGCGCGCGTCGTCACCGTGCGCGACTGTCCGCGCCCCTCACGCTCGCCACGCAACTGTGCCTCAGCTTCATCAATGACAGCGCGGATAGCCTCACTCACCATGAGAGCGCCCTGCGGGCCGCGAGACCCCAACGCCGCGAAACCGTCACGAGCCTTGCGGACAAGACGATCAGCCTCAGCCCTACCATCCTCACCAGCGGAATCGGAAGAATCAGCGGAAGCAGCAGAACCAGCAGACCCGCCACTGTCCGCGCTGGACTTAAACGCGCGCGACAAGGCGCGGCAGCAAGCCCCCGCCCACTCAAACAGGACGAGGTACGCGCCCGCACTATCACCGTCGCGCATCAAACGACCAAACACAGCCTCCATCACAGCAGGAGACAAGAAACGCACCGGAACCACACGCGCGCTAGAACCCTCATCAGCGCCCTCGCCTTCTCCTAGAGTGGCGACCAGAATACCCTGGTAGCCCTCCACACGCACACCGCCGGGAACAAGACGCGCCATAAGCGCAGCATTCCCGGCTACCACGCGATCAGCAGACCAGACGCGGGCAGCGTCGCCGCCAAACACGCGCTCCCCACCACCGTTACTCTCACGCTCCTGTGCGGCCTCGGCAAGCAGACGATGAGCCTTCTCAACGTCCGCACTCGAATACTCCACACGCACACCACTGCGGCGACGCATCGCCCACAACACGCGATCCTCAAACGGAAGAGAGTTATCCGCCATCACCTCAGCGAACGTGCGCGTCACAAACCCCCACGAACGCTCAAAATCAACGCTCTCACGGCACGCGTGCTGGACGCGGCCAAGCATGGTCGCCCACTTCACGCCCAGCGTAAACACGTCACGACCAGACGTGTCATTAAACCAACCCGCACGCCCCACCGCATCCACCAAAGACAACGCGTCAACAGCGCCCACGCCACGAGCAGCAACCAAACTACGGCAAGACTTAAACGACTTGTAACTATCCTTGTTACTGCGCCGCTCAGCCTTCACCTTCTCCACACACGAGTCAGCCAACACAGCCACGCGGCCAGCATTATCCAAACCCGACTCCACATCCGCCTCACGCTGAGCGCCAAGCGCCGGGAACCCAGAGTCAGCCACGCCATCAGGCAACGCCACGCCGTCCAGCGCCTCATCAGACAAAGCAACAACAGCGGGGTCCATCAGGCCGCGCGCCGCACCCCACGCGGGCAGCGCGCCACGCTCACACAACGCTGAGCGCACGAGAGCGCCACACTGAACCGGGGACAGCCTGCCAGCCCACGGACCCCACACGAGAGGACTCACACTACCCTCGCACACAGCAAAACGCGCCGACTCCACCAGCATCACGCCGTCATTAAACGAGTCCACCACGCCGTCCTCAACAAGAGCGTTCGCCACACCCATAGCGCGCACAGTGCCACCGTTCAGCACACTATCATCCACAGCAGGCAGCCCGTAAGCCGTCAACTCGCGCGAGCCAGAAGCCACCAAAGCGCGCACACGCTGGGGCAACGCGTCAAACAAGCGAGAAGAAGCAACAACAAGCTCATTATCAGCCTTCGTCAACTTCTTCAACTCGGGTGCGTTCAGCTCACGCTCCACGCACTCACTCAAACGACGCGCAGCATCCAACGACAAAGAGCCAACAGGGGGGAACACGCCGCGAACAGCCTCGACAGCCGCATCCGCGTCGCCTGCGCGATACAACTCGTGGTAAGCGTCATACGCGTCCAGCACATCGGCCTCACTCACGCCACAAAACACGTGATCGGGCACAATCACACTGTACCTGTCGTCGTCAGGGCGCGCATCCTTGGGGAGCTTACGCGCACCGTCAGCGCGCACACCCACCTTCTTACCGCCCGCAATCACATCAACGCGACCCATCAGACCCGCGCCAGCATCACCCAATACGGATGCAGCGAACACCTGCCACGCGCGACCGCCAACAGTCCGGGAAGCATTGTTCGCACCGTTCCCGCGACCAAGCGCGAACTCCACCAGCGGATAAGCCTCATACACCTCATCGGGCACAAGCAACATTACATGAACGCCACCAGAACCAGTACGCGACGCAAACACGCGCTCAGCGCCAGTCAACTCTGTCGTCAGCGCACGCAGATCATAGTAGAACTTCTTATGCTCCGTCTTGTCGCCCTTGTCGTGAAAGTCCAAATCAAGAACAAGCACGTTACGCGACACGACCATGAACTCGCCATCACCGGCAGCAGCCTCAACACTCGGCTTAGTCGGCAAAGCAGAGCGAATAAGCCGGTCGTTAGAGTCAGTGGGAGCTACACGCCAACGTGGTTCCTTGCCGCCAAACTTCAACGGCACAAACACGCCCGGCACACTCACCGTACCATAGCACGCAGCCTCACCCTCAGACATCGCCACAGCGGAGACAGCAGACGAAAAGCGCGCACCATCGCGCGACTCACCCTCACTCAGGCGACCGTTGTTCACAAACAGCCCCGACATGTCCTCTCCTCGCTAACCGCTTTCCGCCCAAAACCTACATCACCGCACACACGCGCGTACAACGCAACCCGCGCCGCCCCTCACGACACAACAATATCGCAAGGAGCAGCGCGCGCCAAAACCTCACCAAACTAGCCGACCCGGCTCATGTTCAAGCAACCCCAAATTGTCACTACGGGCAACGCCAGTCCGAACAAAACGGGGCCATATCTCCTCATCCCACGCAGCAAGAAGATCGTCAGAGCACACGTCAAAGACGCGCCTATCACAAAAGCCGATACTTTGGGCAAAATCCGCGACGCTAGAGCACCCACACCAGCACCCCTCAACGAACCACCCAGAACACAAGGGCGCAGTGCCCTTGAAAAGATCCCTTACGATACCGTCGGCCACCGCTTCGATTTTTTCATTCATCAGGCGGTGAAGACGAGGAGACCCTGCGTTTTCGCGACAAATCAACGTCCACTCTGAAATAACGCCGCTGGCGACCTCCCACACAATCGCTGCCGCCACCTTCTCCGCTTTCAGCGACCCGCCGCAAGAATAATATGCGACTGTTGGTGTAACGCGATCAATCGCGTACTTGGACGGCCACGGCCACTCCTCACGCGCGCTCCCGCTCTTCGACGCCTTCCTGTGCTTCGCGCGAACCTTCGACTTCGGCATGTAAACTCCTACCACCACGCGCCCACCCAGGGCGCTACCTACAAGTTATACTCCACTATACGCGCGCGAGCAAGTAGTCAAAACTTCACGCGCGAACAGCTGCCCATCAGTAGTAACGCTCGCCGACGCTCACCTATTCCACTACGCGCTAGTGATGTGCGCCACATATAGGGGGAACCCAGCGTAAGCACCCGCGCCCACGAACGCAACCCGCGAGCGCCACTGGGCGCGCAGCGCCCACGATACGACACCCAGACGCGCCTCTCACGCGCTTTCACGCCACGAGCGCTCACACGTGCCACCCGCGCCCTCACAGGGCCTCAAAACGCCATGCAGCGAATCGAGATAGGCGCACAGCCGCGACACGCGGCCGCACGAGACGAAGCACACGGCGCTACACCAGGGTACTCACGGATGCACGCGCACATCAGGGCAAGTCACCAGACGCGGCGGCAATCAACCTCGCACCCTCGGCAATACGCAACGCCTCACCCATCATGTCATTGCTAGCCTCGACCGAGAGAGCAGCGCCACACACAATATCCCCCACGAGCGCCAACCCAGCAGTCAACACGTCAACATTAAGCGACGCCAACGCACGCTCCCCCGGCAACACCGCACACACAAACTCACCAGCCGCACCCGACAACGCCAACCTCACCGCATCATCATCAATGGCGCAGCCACGAGCACGCAACACACGGAAAAACAACTCCACACACGAATCAACAAGCGCGTCCGACACCTCGCCACGCCGAACCGCGTCCACAACAACCCCACGCAACACGCCATCATCAGCGACACTCACCAAACCGTCGCCGTCAACGCTCCACAAAACCTCAATACCAGCCATTCACGCACCATCCCTTCCACACACGAAATAGCCCAGAGCCACGCCGCGCGAGCGAAAGCACATCACACAACAGACGAAAGCGCCCCGCCGGTGGCAACACACCACCGGCAGGCTATGTGACAGTTGAGGATTTTGTTGCTATTGGTTGTATAGTTGGTATAGACTGTATTTCTTTTGGGGGTGCGCGTGGCTAAAAACCGGACCTATAGGGCGTTTGCCGCTCGCCCAACCCATATCCTAGACCTGAATGGTGAGCTGCTGGATAGTGCGCCTGTTTTGGCGTCTCTCGCGTCTGAGGTTCGAGACATCTCGGCTTACGCAACATACGTGGTTCGCAACGACGAGGCTTTAGCGGACGAGCTGGCGCGGATTACCGCTGTTCAGCCTGCGGCGGCGGGCCGAAGGGCAGGCGTGACCATGCCTGATTTTCTAGCATCTGGTAAAAGCGGTAGGTCACGTAAAGAGTGGCTGATGCGGCACAATGCCGTGACTGCTTGTCGCTCCTGGCAAGAAAGAGACAAAGCCGCGAACGGGGAAAGCTCCAAGTACGTGAGCCAGGGCTGGAAGCGCACCGCGAACGGTTCCCCGCCCTCTTATGGCGAGGATTACGTGAACCTCGGCGCAGTGGATAGACAGTATGCGGTCATCGAGAATAACCCTTTTACCGATGGCGAGATTGTCTTGAAAATGGTTATTCAAGGGCGGTGGTATCGGCTGATTTCCAACTTTGATAACAAGAGGTTTCGCGAGGGTAAAGTAACCCTACCTGTCATTAAAGTTGAGAACGGTCATCCTGTGTTTATCTTCACCGTGGTTACCGACAACCCTGTCGCACAGTTTTCGGGTGACTATGTTATCGGCGTGGACGTGGGAATCAACAACTACGCAACCGTTGTGGTTCGCAGCACCGAGACAGGGCGGATAGTGCATGAGACGACACTCTCTCAGCGTGTTCATTCACTATGGAACAGTGTGCGCGCCTCTGAGGTTCAGGTACGCTCCCTGCGTCGGAAGGCTGCGACGTTGCTTCATGATCGTCAAGCGCGCATGGCCGCGCTGGATGAGGCGCAGCTCCACCGTGAGGCGGCGTCCCGGAAAAAGAGGGAACTAGCGATCCTGGCGGCGCAGGAGATAGCCGCCTTGTCGCACGTGTGGGGTAACGCCGTCGTCGCCGTGGAAGATTTGAGCTGGGTCGTTAACACGATGCAGAACGGCAGGTGGAACCGAGGGGCGCTCGTCCAGTGGTTGATTCACTACGTGTCACAGAATGGCGGGTGGGTCGTGGCGGTGAACCCTGCGCGCACATCGCAACTGTGCCATACGTGCGGAGCGAAGGTGACGCATCCCACGCATAAGCTGTCCGTCTGTCCTGAGCACGGCGTGATGGACCGGGATGTTAATGCTGCGGCCAACATTGCCGCACGAGCTGTTCCCCGCGTCGCTAAAGCAAGGGCGACACGGGCGAAAAACCGGAAGCTCAGGGCGCAGCAGCCACTCAAAACACCTGTGACTAGAAACTCATTGAAGTATCCGGGACGGGATAGGACAAAGAGCGCGCCTACGCCGAAAAGGAAGAACCACCGCCGAACTGCGAGGGAGGTGATTCTTCCTTTACGCCCCGCTAGGGCACAGGCTGTTTGCTTGGAAGCCAGCGTACTAGCGGACCAGAGTGCATGTGGCGTTCTGAGGACCAGTAGGGCGGCGCTCAAACAAGGCAACGTAGCCCACGAATGTAGGCTATGCAGCCTTATTTGATACGGTACTTACAGAGTGAGCATCCGTCAGCCGCAGATAGACGATGAACGAGCACCCTATGGGCGCTCATACCACCGCAACTCAGCGGGGTTCACGACAACAGGCGTCGTCGTATTCTGCACAACCCGCGCAAACTCCTCACAGGTTAGGTGCTCACCGTCCCTCGTCACCCACACGTCCGGGTCTTTAATCTTAAAGAATCGCCTAGCGCCGATCTCTACGAACGTGCCAGCCACCAGCTTTCGGGTATCGAAAGTCGCGTGGTCGCCGCCTGCACTGTGCGCGGTAAAATCGGTTGTCGGCTTATCCTCGTAAAGGCACTTCTGGCAATTGCAGGACATGTTGTTCCCCTTTTGTGTTGGCTTTTGTTTGCTAACGCCAAGGATAGCACGAAAGCTCACCCCGTGCAAACAAAGGTGCCCCGCCACCGTCAGCGCTCAGCGACGCCTCCACTAGCTCACGCACCCCACACGACAACACCGACGCCACATCACCACCCACGCGACAATCGAGAGCGTGCAGCACGCGGAAAAACAAGCCCGCACACGAATCAACAAACACGCCAGGCACCACACCATCACGCGCCACACGCTCCGCCACAACGGTAAGCACGCCCGCGTCGGTGACACTCACAACACCGAACTCGCCATCAACACGCCACAAACCAGACAAGTCAACCACAATAAACGCGCCCCTCTCTACCAACGCAATAGCAAGCAAAACAACGCACGCCAACGACGGGCGTCAGGGAATACGGCGGCGATGGGCGGCTGGGAACAGCCAGACACAAGGAAACCCCCAGGGCACACGCGCCCCAGGGGCTTCCACCAACAGCCACAGACTACTGCTAGTATTCGTCGCCCATCAGAACAACCTCAACGGTCCTATCAGATTCAGATAGGCCGCACAAGAAACGCTGCACGTCAACAACAGAACCATCGTCGGCGGCCCAGCTCGATTCAAGCTCATTCGCATTACGTTCGCCACAATAGAAATACTTGCGCCCCTCCACCTGAACGACCGTGCCGGGAACAAGCAGCTCACCATACCCCACGCTGCACAGCTCCTTGTTGGCGGTCAAAACACGGACGTTGACGCTCCGCATCTTCTGACACAACCGCTCATACAAGTCAGCCAGTTCAGAAAAGTCACGCATAAAAGCGTCATCATCATCGAACAATGACGCGGCATCGTCAACAACAGCCTTAACCTCAACACCATCAGGCTCATCATACTGACACTTCTGGCAGTCACACGACACGATTACCACACTCTCCTATAGGTGCTTCCACTCGTTAACGCCAACAATAACACGGAAACACCACTCACCGCAACAAAAAGGCGCGCCCCCACCAGCCGCACACACGCGGCCAACAGGGGCGCACTCAACATGCCACCGCTCGCGCATCCCGCCGGTCCACACACGGCGAAAACGACAAGGCGCGCTTGTGGGGCGGCGTCAACACGTTCAGCTACCGGACTGCGACGAAGTTTGCAGGTCAATGTCCGGCAGAATCGTCTCAGGCTGGAACGTCACCTTATAGTGATAAGTGTCCACCTGCGCAGCCTCCATCTGCTCCACAAAATATGTGACGTTATCAGAGATACCAAGAAAATGCTTCTTGTATTCACCGTCACCCGTCTTGCACGTGACTTCAAGCTGGTTATCCTGGTTGTCCTTCTTAATCGAACACAAGCCCTCGATTGACAACAGATACTTGTCCGTGATGCCGTTCACGAACACGATACGCCGCATGATGCGGAAATTATCACTGTCGTTACTCAGGTTACTTGACGCGACCTCGGCGGGCGTACACGCCGCCAACAGTCCAGCAACGATCAGCCCCACAACGGGAGCAACAATCTTCTTGATGTTCATTGTTCTCACATGTTCCTTTCAGACATCTTGTACTCGATAACACGATAGGAGCTAGTGTTGCTCCATCTGTCCATGTTCTTGATAGCTTTCTCGGCACGCTCACGCGAAAAGAACGCGCGCACACGCGACGCGCCCTGACCCTGACCAACATCCAGGCTCCCATCATCCGCGTCAACCACAATGTAGACGGTATCAGGGATAGCCTCGGCGACCAGCCACCCATCGCCGTCACCCACTAGCTCGCGCATTTGTGCGATAGACACGTAAGCGCCCTCATCCTGGTCGCCGACAACTTTCCACCGCGAACCATAACTACTGCGCTTGACATTCTCATACCGTACACCATCGGGGCTGACCAGCACAGCGCCGATTTTTAGCTCCAAGCGGCTGAATCGGCCCTCAAACTCGCGAAACCCCACAATCATGACTCGTCCCTCCACGCGCCAATATGACGCACCATATTGGGGATAGCGCCACTCACACGCAGCTCATCCTCATACTCGGCAAGCGAACGCGGGCGACCATCCTTGCCAACGACAAACAACGGGCCGCGACCGCTATCGTCCGGGCGCGTCACAAGAAACGGGCGCGAACCGACCTCAAACACGTCACCCTGACACAAGTCAAAGTCCCGTACCTCACCCGAACGCGGGTCAAACGCCATCATGATCGACACAACCTCACTCCCAGGCGACGCAACATCACGGGAACAACGCGCTTCTCGCTCACATACAGCTCACACTCAACAACCGAACGCCTGCGACCCAACTCATCCACGACAACGAGCGACAAATCGCCTGACAACGTGACCAAAAACACCTCGTTACCGGCCTCAAACACGTCACCAGCGTACAAGTCAAAGTCTCGCACCTCATTCATCAACGGGTCAAACGCGATCATGCGCCCACACTCCCTGATAACGCGCCAACTTCGGGACACGCCCGTTCATCTTGAACGCGTACTCAATCTCCCCAAGCGAGCAAATAAGCCCCATCTCAGTGACGATACGCGGATGCCCGTTCAACGTCTGCGAACGCACATACACGCCGCCCTCGTCATAGAACACATCGCCCTGGTGAAGATCGCTCACCAGATCGTACTCTGTCACTTCTTCGGTTCTGAAACCAACCATACGCACAGTCGGTCACCTTCCTTCTTTAGCGCCGCCACAATCGCTTCCCTGCGCGCTCACGCGCGCGTAGCCTCCGCAGCCCGCACATAATGCGCCACCGCAGCGCGCTCAACAACCCACCGAGCAGCCGCATAATCGACACCATTCTCATCCAAGGCAATCGCCCGCGCACGGTCAGAAAGCGAACCAGCGACACGAATCAACGCGCCAGCAAGCCACACGCGCGCAACCTCCGGGTCACGCATCTTCTCCTCATCCGCATCCAGGGCAGCAACCTCGCCAGCAAGCAGCATATACGCGTGGATGCGCGCCGCGCCTTTCAGCACGTGCTCCATCTCATCGTCATCTGTCACGTAGCCGTACTGTGCGAGAGCATGCGAAAACAGGCTCGGAAACGACTCAACACAGGCATGAGACAACTCCTTCCCACCCAACAGGCGATCAGCCTCACACAGGAGAGCGTTCTCGTCAGCAGCGCGAACACCGCCGTCCGCGTCAAGCACCCACTCTACGACCTTCTTCTTAGCTGCCATTACGTTCTTCCTTCCGCTCTTTCTCATTGACGCGCCCATCAGCCCGCACAAGCAGCGTGCGGACTGTGCGCGCCCGTCTCAACAACAAGCATACCACACAAACACGCGGACGGCGCACGCAAACGCCATGACACACTCCGTCACGCCATTCACGCACGCCGCCACACGCACACCCTCCGGGCAGCCGCTACTCGCCTACGCTATCGCCCAAAAGCCGCTCAGACACATCACGAATAAGCGCCTCATCCGGCAACGAACCAGGCGACCGACGCGCAACCTCACGGAAAGACTCAGGCTCAGGACGCACAAAACCACGCATCCGATAATCGCCGCCCATCGGCTCATCATTCATGAACCGACCCTCCCTATTGGGAGACGGAAACAACTCCCGCATGTCACGCTCACGGAAACGATCTAACACACACCGACGCGCATCCTCATCAGACAAACCAGTTTCACGCGACACCTCCTGAACGTCACGCACATCCTCGCCGTTCCATCCGTAAAAATCGGGGTCAGACAACGCCTCATCCCACAAATCAGGATGCGCCATCGCAGTACGACGAGAAAACTTACCCATGTTCGTATGACGAACCGCACGAATAGCAACCTGTAGATTCTCACGCCCACCAGCCGCCAACGCGCCATCGGCAACACTCGCCAACTCGCCACTATTCGCCCTGGGCGACGACAACACCTGCCCCCACACGCCAGGGTCATCCTTCAACCGAGCCATATGCGCAAACAACTCGTCCAGAGACATCTTCTCTTGACGGTCAGCAACCAACACCACATCCGAAGAACCGCCAGCCGACACAGGCGCACCCGCACCAGAGCCAGACTCAGCGCCGCCCTTCACGAATCCACTCGAACGATGCGCCAACACCTCAGCAGCATAATCACGCGCCTCAGCCGCCGACTCAAAATGAAGCGCACCCTCACTCGCAAACTTGCACCGCCCGCCTTCCTTCGCGTCACACCGGCCAACAGACCCATCCGGCCTCACATGATGACGTGCCACAACACACCTCCACCCCGCGCAACAACAACTGCAACGCGATCAACAAACAACTTAACGCCACGCCAATAGCCACCGCGCAACCACGCTTACGCGAAAAAGAAACCCCGTGCCACCTCCACACAAAAGCGGGGACGGCGCGGGGTACAACAAGCCGCAATAACGGCATTGACGCCGATAGCGGATGCCGAGCGTTCACAGGACGATATGCTTGCCAAACGGCGACGGACGCCCAAACAAGCGCGCAAGACGCTCATCCGCCACCGGCTCACTCTCCACAATGCGCATGAACTCCTCATGCTCCGCATCATCAAGCGTAATAACAACCGACGGCTGCATATTACGAAACACCTCCACGTCAGCGTCATCAACGGACGCGTTCACTTCATCAACAGACACAACCACACACCTCCCCTCACACAAACTCGCACGCTGAACCAGCGTAAATACCTCTCACGCGCGTCCACCACGCAACAGCTCACGAGCCGCCACCGTGGCGACCTCCACACGCCGTGACCTGCACCCGCATCCGCTAGCCATCACCACCAGATCACGCCACGCGCGAGACGACACAAGCGGACACCACCACCATTGACGCGCGGACGCAACAAACAGCACCGGGCACGCAGTCGGGTTATCCTCAAACACCAACGTGTCCCCCGGCTCCGCCTCTACGAAAACATCCTGTTCAACCACGCCAGGCTGCGCATACAGCGACACCTCCACAAACGGACGAAACCCACAGTCCCCGCAATCCCCGTCAACCCAATAGACAGGCTCACCCGCAAGCGCACCCGCGCAACTGCCAGAACACGCAAGCCGCTGACCCACGCGAACACCATACCAGCCCACCGCACGCACAGCGTCAACAACGGTAGACGGGTCAGCGCCTACCGTCACAGCAAGTAACGACATGAAAATCCCCTTTTCGCACGAACGCGCGAGTGACGCTCACGCATTGTCTTTCGCTTTTTCTTCCCCGTTTGCGGCAATTTCACGCCGCCGTTACACCCATGATACCATGACGAGCAGGAAAACGCGCGAAAAAACACGCGCAACCACATGGGCGCGAACGCGAACAAACAGGAAACACCGGAAAGGAACACGAACGCATGAACACGTGGAACGACATCGAACACGGCTTTGGACCAGCGCGAGCCACACAATACACCGCCAGCGACACAGACCAACTCGCCGCCACCCTCTACAAGCTCTTCCACGGCCGCTACGTCAAGCACGACAACGGCCACATCATCACCCTGAGCGACGGACGCCACATCACCATCACGCTAGGCGACGGCAACACGGGCGCGGACAGTGCCAGCACGGGCGCAGGCGCACACGGTCACGACATGCGCGCACACGCAGACCGCCGCATCATCGAGCGCGCACACCTCCACACCAACACCAACCACGCGGGCACCATCACCAGCCTGTCGCTCATCCTCTTCTACCAAGGCAAAACACAGCCCTCCACCATCCGCGCTGCCCACGCGGACATCACCACCGGCACCTTCGCCACCCCACGCGACAAAAGCAAGCCGCTCGCCACCATCCGCGTAGCACTCACACAAACCCAAATCAACGAATGGGTGAACCGCGAACAACAATCGCTCGCCAACATGCTGGTCGGCGAAACCATCACCGGCGCGACGGACGGCGTATTCACCCTCGCATCACGCGAGAACGACAACAGCAACGGCAGCGAGAGTAGCCGCAACAGCGACAACGAGGACGCGAGCGAGGCCGGAACCACCAACGCGGGAGACGCGAACACCATCACCGTACACGCAACCCTCAACAACCAACCACGCGACAACAAAGGAAGCCGCCACGCCACCACCATCACCCTCACGGACGGCAACACCATCGGACCCATCACCCACACATGGGTCACCCGCACCCGCGTCCAAGACACCCGCGAACAACCCACCAACGCAGACAAGACGCAACCCATGACAGAAAACACCACCATCACAGGCGACGACAATAACAACGTGACCGCCACCACGAGGCGAGGCCGCCGCGAAACCACCGTCATCACCCTCCACGCCACCACACCCGACAACCCCACACCCATCGCCCTCTACACAAGCGTCTACAGCGGACGCACCGCACACCACGGCCTCACCATCGAACACAGCAACGGCACTATCGTCAACGGCGAAGCCGCCGCCACCCACACCACAATCAGGCTCCCCCACAAGTAAACAACCGGGAGCACGCGGGTAAACACGCGGGCGAACACGAGGGTAGGGACGCAGATTCGCAAGCGAACTGCGTCCCTCCGCCTGTTCCCCCCCCCACGCTCGCGCCGTTTCGCTTCCCCGGCAACGTACAACCGCTCTCACACGTCCGCGCGCCACCAACATGACCAAAAACACGCCCAACACGCGCCCCACAAGACAGTGAAACACCGTGCACACGACCCCGCAACATGCTACAATGGAGCCAGACAAGAAAACACGCCCACACAGGAGAAAACACACATGCTCGACATCGTTAACAGTGACGCCACCCAGGAACGCGCCCGAAACCTCAACGCACTGTTCGCAGGCAAGCAGATCGCCGACACGTACACCCCCGGCGCGCCCCGCAACACCGTCGCCTTCACCGACGGCACGCATGTCACCATCAACGCTGCGACCATCCTCCCAGGAGGTGCCACCGCTCCCGCCGACAACAAGGCGCTCGCCGTTGATGCTGACAACTTCACCAACAGCGACGACGAGCACTACAAGAAGCACGACAGCGGCCGCGTCGTGCGCGCGTGGGTCGAAACCGCGAGCGAGTTCACCGACACAAACGGCATGAACGTGCCCCAGGTGACCCGCACGATCACCCTGTGGGTGCTCGCCGAGCGCAACCTGCGACCCGAAAAGATCGCAGAAGTCAGCGGTGAATACGCGGCGCACTCGGACCTGCGCCCCACCCTCATCCTCGAAAGCAGCGACGGCACCACCATCAGCGCAGCCGACGCGGCACTCGATACCCAGTGGTGACACGCGTGTCGCGAGAGCACGCAAACAAAGACGGAAAGGAAACAACACCCATGAACCGCAACGAACCACTGTACGAACTGAGCGCCTGGGACTGGTCAGGAGCGCACGAAAGGTTTTTCGATCAGCACTTCGTCGGTAAACGGCTCTCAAACGACCCGTACGCAAAAAGCCACCACGTTACGTTCACGGACGGCACCTCCGTCGCGCTCACGGACGGCGGGCGCAACCGGGTCTACCATGTGAACAAGACCGCCTACGAGGGTACAGGCGTCATTGAACGCGCATGGATCGACCACGAAGATGCGCCAGGAACATACACGCAGCGCCTCTACGTGCAATGCGCAGACGAGGACGAGCCGCGCCTCCTCGCCGAAGCCACATTCGACTACGAGCCATACGGCGAGTGGACCGGATTCTACCTCATCGCCTTCGACGAGGACGAACTGTAGTCACAAGACGCTGGCAACAACAGGCCAACCAACACGACCTGTTACCCAAGGGAGATAAAAGTGGACGCGTACGGTGAACACTCGCCCTACGCGTCCGCTTCGCATCATGAAACCCCGCGCTGTGCTTGCTCGTATATGCTACAATAAAAACCGGACAACACAACGTGGTGACAAAACGGCAAGCAACAACTAGCACACACAGGTACGAACAGACAGGGAACGATAGCTATGGACCACACGCGAGAAAAAGAAACCATTTGGAGTGCAACCCCCGGGTGGCTAGATCAGGGTAACATCGAGCTATTCCTCACCCAACACTTCGTGGGAAAGCAGTTCACCTACGACCCATCAGCGCACAACTCGTACGCCACCTTCACCGACGGCACCGCCGTGTACGCAACCAACAGCGACCGCGACGAAACCTACCCCATGAACATGCGCGACCAGCAGGGTACCGGCACAATTACGCGAGCATGGTTCGAGCACGACGAACAAGACGAGTTGCACGGTCAAACCGACACGTACCGCCTCTACGTGACGTACGAGGGCGACAACACGCCACACCTCATCACGGAGGGAACCTTCCACCACGAAATCTACGAGGACTGGGACTCCATCTACCTCACTGTCCTCATCTAAGGCAACCACTATCCGCGCACAACGCGCGTACACGCGCAAAAAAAGACAGGAAAGCCCCGCACGAGAGAGCACAAACAGCTCACGCGCGCGGGGCTTCCACTATGGTCCCTTGAACGCCGAAACCGCGCGAACGCGAGAAGACCGCGAGGGGGAGAGTGACAAGCTTAGAGAACAAAGCCCTGCTTACTTGCTATCCGGGGACCCCATCATGCTCTCCCACATCATCTCGCGCTCATCGTCATCAACCTCAGTCAACGCAGACAACACCCCATCCACGTCAGGAACATCAACGACACGCCCCTCCGCGTCACGCACACGCAGGCGCACATTCGAGCGCTCAAACGGGTTGTCACCGTTCGCACGCGCCAAACACTCGCCGCCAATGCCCGTCGCGTCGTCGCTCAGCCGCTTCACCACAAACTCGCGAGCACGAGCCGCAGACACGTTACTCTCCCCACACTCATACGTCACATCAGCCCAGCAGTCAAGCAAACTCACCTTACTGGACGAGTCCACCGACTCCACCACGCACGGCTCGGTTGCGTCAGAGATGCCCACGTCAACGACCACGCCACCATCAGTCACAGCGCCCACGCGGCCACCAGGCCCCACATTCATCACAGCAGCGCCCTTACCATCAACCTTATTAACGCGACCGCCAGAATCCACGGAGCCTACGCGCGCGCTACCCGACACGTGTTCCACGACGCCACCAGCGTCAACAAGAGCAACCCGCCCACCCTCGTAAACGCCCTTCACGCGCCCACGAAAAGTAACGGAATCGACAGAAGCGTCATCATGTACTTCCTCAACAAAACCGCCATCCATGACGTAATCAACATGCGACCTGTCACGCATCATACTAGCGCGCCCACGCACCTTACCTACGCTCGCGTCACCCAGCATGTAATCCACGCCAGCGCGAGAATCAACCTGGTCAATGCGCGACTTACCGCTCATCTCATCCACGCCCGCCGTGCCAGTCAACATGCCAATACGCGACTCGTGCATCATACCGAAAATGCGCGTATCACCAGACACCGTATCAATCACCGCACGGTCACGCATGTCATCCACCTGAGACAAGACGCCAAACGGACTATCGTCACCAGGACCCCTATGCCCCGTCAACAAACCCACATGCGCGTCATCACCCACGTAACCGACGCTCACACCAAACGCCCGCTCGATAGTCGCATCCCCGCCGATCATCGACATGTTCATACCATCGTCGTAATTGCTGTAACAGCCAATGTTTATGAGATCGTCAATACGGCCAGCATGAATACGCACATCCGTTTCCGCGTTACTAACCACCGACCCACAGAACTCATCGTCTGTGATCATCACCGGCTCACCCGCATCGCCCACGGCCTCCACCATGTTCTCCACCAGCGCGCCGTCACGATACCAGCGGCCCGCCGCGTCCACCGCAAGACCCGAACCATCCTCACACTCGGCGAGCGCAGACGCTTTTGCTTCCCCTCCAAAACCAGCCGCCTCACGCGCAATCAACTCCTCAGCCGCAGCCTGCGCCTCACGCTTCGACCCAAAATGCGGTGCATCCGCACCAAACGGACACTGCCCCTTCCTCGCACTACACTTCCCCGGCCTCTTCTCGCCGTTTACATGCCACTTCACAGTCACCAGAAAACCTCCACACCACCATAAGAAAACAAGCCCGCGCGCGGGGTAGAAAAGCTCATCACAAGATACGCGCGAACACACCAACACCACCACAATAGCCACCAGACAACGCGCCCCACGCGCACGGGAAGCGCGCACGTGGAACCGGGGCGCGGGCAACAGAAAACCCCACGCCGCTGGGCGCAGGGCCTTCACTCACCATCCCGCGGAGCGCTAACTCTCAGAACCGCTATCCTCAGAGCCATCTTCACCTTCGCCCTTAAAAAGGCGGTAAGAGGCAAAAAACATCAACCCCGACAAAAGGGCGAAAACAGCGACCCCAACCCAGGGGAACCACCCACTATCCCGTACAGCAGCGCATCCGAACCCGACCGCGAAAAGACCGACGAAAAGACCCATGCCAAAAAGATTACCGGCAGAATCCTCATCGTCACACGCTCGCGCCGCTTGCGTCTCCTCACAGTACTCGTCAGCAAGCGTCGCCTGACGACGAGCACTGTCGCGAATCATCCTCTGACTGACAAGGATCGGGATGATGCTCGAACTCGACATTGTTACTACTCCTTCAACGCTTCGGCGCCTCACGCGCCACCAGTAACCATTATACGCGGAAGCTCTCACCGCGCAACATGAACGCATACGCGCGCCAATCACCCTTCTTGCGGGAAGCATAAACAGGTTACCCGCCAGAGCAAAAAGAGGGACAGACATGACACCTGCCACCAACTCGTGCTTACGGCGGCGGGGCGGAAACATGCCCTATGAGTGTCAACAAACAAGGAAGCCACCGCGCTGTTTAGCGCGATGGTTTACATCCTTACCCACAGCGCACGCTAACGCTTGTCGGGATCGTCGCCATCAGCGTCATCTACATACCCACTCTTAAAAAGGTGGAACGAGTAGGAGAACGACCCCACAGACAAGACGGCAAGAATAGCAGTCACAATCCACGGGAACAAACCTCCACACTTCGCAGCGATACACGAAAACACGAGAGCAAAGGTGCCAGCAAGCAGCCCCATACCAAACGCAAACCCCTCACCATCCTCATCAACACGACCGTGCGCCGCGTTCGCGTCCTCGCGCGCCTGACGCATCGCATCAAAAATAGGATTGTACGACATTTCTGACCCTTTCCACTTGCCTAACAACCGGTTTCTCACGGACAACAATCATTCTACATGACACGCAGGCGACGCGCAACACAATCTGGACACGCGTAACCGTGGGCGCGCACCACACGCACGCGCTATACTATAAGCGACGCGACCAAGAAAGGAAAAGTATCATGAGTAACCTTACCGACAAGCACACCTCCTACCCGGCCACCATCACACCAGACATCAAAAACCGCGTCATGAGCGCCGTCAACAAAACCGGGCGCGACCCACGCTGGTTCAACATCGAAGCGGCCTGCAACTGGCTCGCACGCCACCCACAGGCAAGCGCCGACACAGCCATCCGCCTCTACGACTACACGGTTCCGCGCACCATCGTCACCGAAACGTGGTACACCAACGACGATGTTGAGCAGTATGTCACCACCGTATGCTGGCGCGAATGGGAGGGCCGCGTCTGGCACGTCACATTTGACGAGGCTCCCGGAACCAGCGAACCCCTCATCCGCGAAGTAGACGCGCCCGGCAGCGACGAACCACCCTACATGACCGAAGCAGAACGCCTGATCGTTGACGCCTACGACGATATTGACGAGGAACCCGCCCTCGCCGACCTCGGACTCTAACAAGCCCGCGCGCCATATCCATGATATACTAGAACTAAACGCAGACAATAAAACACCAAGGAGAACAAGCGTGAACATGATAGAGGCCATCAACGCGGAGATCAAGAAAACTGGACGCGGCGACGAGTGGTTCAATATCGAACTCATCTGCCAAGCGCTCACTAACCTCCCCGGCCTGAGCGTCCAGACCGCCGTCACACTCGGCGACTACGCCGCACTCACAGACGAAATCGGCGAATACGGAGAAACAACGCTCGAATGTTGGCGCGAATGGGAAGGACGCATCTGGTGGGTGCAACTCTTCCCTGAAATCGAAGAAGGCGTTCAGATCGTCCCAGTCGATTTCCCCGGCGACCGGCCAGACATCACCCCGGCGACGCTGAACGCGCCAGGAAAGCCCACCCTCGCCCAACTCGGACTCTAACACGAAACCGCACACGCGGACAGGCATAGAGAAGCACACAAACGCCCCTCTCACGGCCCGTAAGGCCACAGGAGGGGCGCGAGTGTATCGAGGGTACGAAAACGCGCGAGAGGCGCGTACAGACTCCTCCACGGGCACGCGAGAGGCGGACAGCCACGCGGCCACGCGCAGACGGTGGGGAAACGCGCGGCCAGACACAAAAACGAGCACTGTCACACGACCACGCAAAGAACTAGCGGTCGCGGAGAGTACGCGCGAGGCGCGAGAGCACGCACGCAGCGCGCCGTCAACCCATCAACATGACAGCGCGCACCAAGCCCGCCGCGCTGGCCGACAGGGAGAAAAGAAACAGGACCAGCCACATGTTCGACCACTTGTCCCGCCCCTTGCCTACCTCATTGATAACCAACTACGCGTTCAGCGTCGTCGCAACAAGAGAAAAATCGCCCGAAACATGATGCACTTCCTTCACATCAGTAGCGCTAATCACTCACATGATACCACGCGTGAGCACTCGCGTCACCCACGCACGCGCCGACAACGCTCGCGCTTAACGTGACGCGACACCAACACCGAAACGTCCACACGTGTAGACGCGGACAGGCTGCGCGTGATACACTACAACCAGAACAAACCCCACCACAAAAAGAAACAAGAGGAAACACCATGAACGCCGACGCCAACACCATGAACACCGACGCAAACAACGAGGCAGCACAGACGCTCGCCAGCATGTTCGCCGGAGCCACCATCGAGGACTACTCGATCAACGGCGGAACCATCGCCCTCACCCTCACGGACGGTGACACAATCACCATCCGCCACGAAACCCGCACACACGACATCCTCGGCGAAACTCGCGCCAAGAAAACCGGAACCGGCGGCGGCATCACGCTACGCGCACGAGACGCCATCGACAACAGCCAGAAGATCGCCGCCGCATGGGTCGAAAAGACCGATACGCACCAGGAACCCACCTATTACGGCGACGACGAGGAAACAACTGAAACCATTTCGCTGTACATTATGTTCGAGGGTGATCTGCGCCCCACGCTCCTCACCAACAACACCACACGCTACAGCCGGAAAGCAGAACACCCGGACTTCCGTCTCAAGCGCGGCAACGTAAGCGTCACCGCCGACAGTACGCGCATCAGCCCCTCGTTTCGCCGCCCGTAGGAGGAGTGAACGAACCCGCGTAAGAGCGGATAGCGCACGAAAGAACGCCCAGCCTACAAACGGGCTGGGCGTTCACTATATGCTCGCGCGCGGTAAAAGTGACACCACCAAACGTGCAACTAACGCCATTAACACGTCGCCACGCGGCCACACATCCCTCTCTCGCTCGCTATACGGCTCTCTAACAGCCAAACAGGCACGAAACGCACCACACAGGGGGGGAGCGCCTGAAAACGCGTCAGAAGCGCGTACGGCGAATCAGAGGGGTAGGCATGACAAAGCGGAGGTCAAAACACGCAAGGATGAGTGGCAGCACACAACAGTTACCAGCGGTCGCACCCCACCACCCACGCGCATGGCGCTCGCGATCAAACGAGGATAGCCACCAACAGCCGCTAAGAACGCTCGCCTTTACCGACAAGAAACAACAAAAACACCGTCACGACCATGAAAGCGCCAATAAACGCGCAAAGAACCCAACTACGAACATAAACACCCAAAGCGAAGGCAACCACACACAACACCAAGGAAACAACGCCCATAAAATACGCAAGACCGAGATCGGCCTCACCATCCTCAGCGGCATCAAACCCACGACCATACGGCCAAGGACCACGATAACCCAACATCCGAAGAGCCGCTAACGCAGGACCGACGCCCACAACACTTCACCTCTCAGCCAAACAAGCCACAAAAGACGCTCACGCGCCCCTACTTCTTGAAACCCCAATACAAAAGACCGCCGTTAACGGCCAGGATGGCACCAACTGTCGCGCACAATGCCCAGTTGCGAGAACGAATACCAGCAACAATAGTTACAGCCCCCAAAATCGCCGCAACAACACTCAGAACGACCATCGGGACGCAACTAACATCGTCACCATCGCTCTCGACGCTGGTAACCCGCGATCCCGGCCACATCCCGTTCCACTCCAACACCTGAGCAGACAAAGAAATAGGCAAAAGATGGTATGACAGCTTTTTACTCACGATAACAACTCCAAATCGCGACCAGGCAAGGAGGGCCGCCCCTCCCCGAACACCCTCATTGTACACCAAAACAGGCGACGCGCCAGGCAGCAGGCAACAACACAAGCCCACCACGCGCCCCGCGACATCTCAGCGGTCAGGAGCGTCCCATACGCCAAGCGGCATAAAGCACGGCAACACCAGCGGCGACCAACACGCACGGCATGAAAATAATTTCCCAGTGGCGGCTGCACGCACACAGCGCGAACGTCCCCACACCCAGAAAAAGAGCCGTGACGCCCGCGAGAACCGCCAGGTGGCGCACCTCCTCATCCGAGCAGCCCCCCCTTACCCACGCGCCGATAAGACTCATCCTCATGACGTGCGCGCACGCTCTCATAACGTCGTCGAGCGTCAACCCGTGAAACAGGATAGCCGCCGTAAACTCCGCCAGCGCCAACAGTGAAAACCCATCAAACGACTGATAGTCGCGCCCAGACGCCGAGCTTCCCCCACGCGCCGACGGCGCATAAGAGACGGGCGCAATACGCGCGCCGCCGGCCACGGGACGGGCAGGAGCCTCGTAACAAGAAGAAACAGGGTAACCACCATACACGCCGCCAGCGCCCAGCCAACGACCCTGCTGCTTCAACACCTGCATCGTTACAAGCGCAGGAATAATACTCACGACTAACTCCTTCACATTCCAACCCAACGGGAAGCCCGCCTCCCCGAGGCACGCCACCGTCATACACCCAGGCGGCGAGCGGCGCACGCCCAAACAGAACAAACGAAAAACGCGCGCAAGCAAAACGCTCGCACGCGTATCGTAGGCACGCCGCTACGCGGGCGAGACCGCCCCACGCGCCAAAAGAAACGCGGGGCGCGTGGTACCTGGAAACCCAGACCACGCGCCCCACACGGACGGCTACCAGCAAGCTACGCGCCAACCAGCAGCCACAACGCTACGACACTAGCAGCCAGCCAACTCACGCGCGCCTACGAGACGCCAGGCGCGCGGCACCAGCAGCCACACCACCAGCAACAAGGAACACGCCCGCGCCGACACCCGTCAACACGCTCGCGCCCGTCACCGGCAAAGAACCACCGCCAGCAACACCAGCGCGCACACCAGCAGCCGTCACCTCACCAGGAGCAACACCCGTCGAACCGTCCTTGCCATCACGGTTACCAGTCTCAGCCTCCAACTGGTGAGCCTGACTAATATCCTGGTCGTAGTCGTCGGCGTCGCCCTCGCCCTGCACCACGTGAACAAGAACAGTCTTACCGTCCTCAGAAAGCTCCACAGGGTTGTTCTTGCTGAAATCAATCTTCCAACCCTGGGGCACAGAGGCGCGCAAATGGTCGAAAAACTCACCAACAGACGCGGACGGCGCAACCACCGACTGCGCAGGCGCAACAGCCTCACCCGCCTGGTTCACAAGCGACAGGGCAGGGGACGGCAACACGCCGCCATTAGCGGCCTGCACGCGGGCAACCGCCTTCGCATACAAGTTGAACAACTCACGCACCGCCGGGTCGTTCTGATACTTCTCGTCCAGTGTCGGATCCGGGACCGGCGCAGGCTCAGGCTGTGGTTCCGGGTTAGGAGACGGCTCCGGGGACGGCTCCGGGGCAGGCTCAGGCTGCGGTGTCGGCTCCGGGTTAGGAGACGGCTCAGGGGACGGCTCCGGCGTATCCGCGTCCAACACGGGAGCCTTCGTCTTAGACACAAGAATGTGAATCTTGCCAGACGCGCCGTCATACTCAATACCCGTCACACTCTTGACACCATCCAGGCCAGCCGCCGCGCGGTGAGCCTCAGACATCCACCACACAAACTTATCCAACGTCGCGTTCGCGCTGCCATCATCAGACGCGGCAATCACGCCAGCGCCGCCGGGCAGGGTCTCACGCGTGTCAGCATCCACAACGTCGTATGGAATCTGCTTTGTGACAACCCCGTCCTTAATCGGTAGAACGCCTCTGTACAAACGCTCCACCGAAGCCCGGAACGCCTTATTAGGAGCGGCCGCCGACGCCGGGTCAGAAACCGTCTCCAAGCGGATAGCGCTACCACTGACCTGCACGCCACTGACCTTACGGCCAGTCCGGGCAGCCACGCCCGCATACTCGTCAGCCTTCTCCAACAAGGCGCGAACCGATGTGCCCGCATCCACGTTCTCATTAGCCAGCGCGCGACCACCATCGATAAGCGTCACCTGGGAAGCGCCAGCAAGACTCTTATTATCAGCCGCCAACGACTGAGCACGCACCAAGCCACCCTTGATAGCCTCCACCTGGTCGGCAGTCAAAAAACGCGGCACAAAACCCTCCACGTCAACACTGCCCGTGTCTGGAGCCACATCGACAGTCTCAAAACGGAAATACTCACGCCCATCCACCGTCTCCAGCTTCAGCGACGTAATCTCCTGAGTAGACCCGTCACCCATAATAGAGCGCACAGCATCAGCAACAGAAGTCACCGGCATCAACGCCGCACTACCAACAGCCGACGCAGGAGACAAACCAACGCGAAGAAACTGCGTCGAACCAGTCGTAGACAACGACCCCGCATCAATACGCGATGCAAGGTCCGCGTTCCCAAACACCGTCTGGCGCACACGATCACGCCGGGCAGCGTCCTTGATAAAGTCAAGCGACGTGAACTCGCCCACGGTCACGCCCTTATCACGCACCAAAGAAGCAGTCAACACACCCCCACCCGAGCCTGGAGCAGCAGTCAAAGACTCGACCACATACCCCACAGGAGTCACATCAGACCCCACGATATACGCGCGAACCCCCGCGCGATCCATACCCTTGCCAAACGTCAACACGGCACCATTATCGGCCGCGCCACGAAACAACACCGACACGTCGCCAGCAAGCGTATCCTGCTCACCCGTAAACCGATCCCCCAACAACGAGACAATCTTGTCAGCCACGCGCCCACGCTCACGCGTCACCGCCGCCTCATAGCCGCTTGTCTGCGCACTATCCGCGCTCGCGGCGCTCGCACCCTGCGCCTGCGCAAACGCCGGAGCCACGCCAGGCGCAGCCACCGACGCGCCCACGCCAACGCCAGAAACAACGGCAGCAGCCGCCAAAAAAGCGAAACCAGCACGCGTAGCGCGCTTATTCTTCACAACACCCAAGGAACTCTCCTCTACTGTAGAAAACACGTTACCACGTAAATATCGCGGCAACGCCAACGCCATAACACAGCCGCACTAAAAACCAAACACGCGGCAAGAAAACACGAGGCACGCGAACAGGAGAACCCCGGCGCACCACCCCATGCACAAGCAGACGCGGCGGCGAGGCAAGCAAACCGCCCGCGCCAGACGCCCACGTGCCAGCCCTGCGATCAAGATTCGTTTGCGAGGATTCCCCACCTCTTGTGGGAGGAGAGGAATCGCCGTTTGGTTGATGCTCTTTCCTTTTACGTCTGGATGTACCGCCTGACAGTATCCTCGCTAATGTGCCCGACGCTTCCGAAGTAGGTCGGTAGCCAAGTTTATAGACTTGGTGACTATTCCGTTGCGCATCCATAAAACCCTATGGTAGTATGAGAGTTATGTCCACGAAGAAAAGTAAGACAGCGCAGCGTAGGGAAAACATCACAGGCGCTATCCCTCAGCGTACCCTTGTGCTCTCGTTGGACATTACACCTGAACAGTACGAGTTATTCGACGGCCTGGCTGACTCCTATAATCGCATGTGGGGGTCGCTCGTCTCATGGTGCAACCATAACCGCTGTGCTAACCGCACCAGGGTACAGAAAGATAATTACGCGAGACTACGCGCCAAGTATCCCGAGCTTCCCGCCCAGTTCGTCTGCATCGCTATACGCGACGCGGCGGGAGCCGTGCGCTCGTGGAACTCAAACCATCCGAAACGCCGGTGGAACCTCAAAGCGTCGCGCAGGAAAAAGACCATCAACTACGACCTGAGAGTCATGTCCCTACGCGGCAGCCTGCTATCGTTGAGCGCCACGCTCGGGCAGAAGCGACAGCGGATACTATTGCCTGACGTTCCAGACTGGTTTGAACGCAGGTATCCCGAGCGCAGCTTGAACGCGGCGAAACTCGTGCTGAACCCGGACGGTCACAGCGCGAGCATCAGGCTCATCTACCGACTACCACAGTCCACGCCCGTCGAACAAGGCGACGTGCTGGGCGTGGACCTGGGGCAGCACGCTCTCGCTACCGATTCGGGAGGAGGTGAAATCTCCTACTCTCACATGCAAGGGGTAAAACGCCGATACGCGCACAACAGGAAAACGTTGCAGGAAAAAGGCACCCGAAGCGCCCACCGCCGCCTACAGGCGATGGGGCAACGGGAAAAGCGGTTCATCCGCGACACCAACCATTGCGCGTCAAAACAATTGGCGAACACCCCAAACATCAGTATCATCGCGTTCGAGGACTTGACACACATCCGCCGCCAGGCAGTAAAGGGCACCAAGACCAGCAAAACGCGACGCAACATGCTCAACCAGTGGCCGTTCTCCCAACTGCAAGAGTTCACGGCATACAAAGCAGCGCAGAACGGCATCAGGACAGTGATGGTCAACCCGGCATACACGAGCCAACAGTGCAACCATTGCGGACACGTGGACTCAGGGAACCGCAACCACGCAAGATTCGACTGTCTAACATGCGGGCATAGCGACAACGCCGACCACAACGCCGCACTGAACATACGCGACAGAGCAATACAAAACCTTGGATAGACCCAAGGCCAGGGTGCAGTCAACCACCCATGATGGATGGGGCACCCGCGATAGCCTCCCGACAGGGGAGAGTCGCGGGAGCAAAGCCCACGTCCAAGCCGCGACGCTAGTCATCGCGGTAGTTGACACGACGACTCAAACGACCTAAACACCGCATCCACACTCCACTCAGAGGCGACAGGCCGCCCACACAACACCCGCCTCACATCAGCATCACTCAACACCGCACTCACGCCCTCGCCAGAATACAGCGACCGATGCACGCCCTCACACAGAAAAGCGGCGGCGCGGGGTGGGCGACTTGCTTGCCTCGCCGCCGCGCGCAGCGCTCACACATCTATCCACGCAGTCGATCACGCAAGCGGCGCACGATCACACACCCCCGCGCGTCACTCGTCCTCGTCGTCTACAACAGGCTCCATCCAATCGTCCCAACCCGACGGCGGCAACACCACATCACCCGCACCAGCCGCCCACTCACCAGCCCTGCGATCAAGCGACGACTCAAACGACCCCAACACCGAATCAACAACCCACGAGGACGCAACAGGACGCCCACGCAACACGCGCCGCACATCATCCTCGTCCAACACCACGCTCGACCCATCACGCGCCACCACACTCAACGCCACACTCACGCCCTCGCCAGAATACAGTGACCGCCGCACACCCTCACTCACACGCAACCCGCCACCACTGTAACCATCAGCGCTCTCACGACGCAACCGGGCGTCAAGAAGCCGCGCAGCATCAGCCGAATCACTCACACTATCCGCGTTCACCGCAAACCCCACGCGAGCATACTCACCCAACACGCCCACGCGACTATCCGCGTCAACCACACCAACCGTAGCCACCGCGCCGTCCGCGCCCTCCACAAAGTCCACGCGCGACCCGCCAGACACCGAATCCACGCTACCGTCAGCCAACACGGCGCTCACATGCGACCCGCCCTCGACGCGCCCCACATGAGCGCGCCCGTACTCGTCACCGGCAACCGTGCCAACCACAGACCCGTCCGTGACCACGCTCACGCTACCGCCGCCAGGCACACCAGGCGACACCTCGCCGCCCCCAACACTCCCAATAAAACAGTGTTTCGCTTCCCCCACCATGCCGCCCGCATACACGCTCTCAAACCGCACGCCCCGCGCCTCACCCACCAGAGCACCGCCAGTCACATGCTGGAACAACACGTCACGCGCATCCTCCACCACCGTCAGGCCACGCACACTCACATCATCACCATACGCGCGCCCACCAGCAGGCACGAGCCACATGTTCCCAAACGGCGTAGACCCCACGAGGCCACGCACGAGACGCGCAGGCGCACCCCACGCGGCCGACGGACCCACAACCAGCGTGCCATTAGGCACACTCACCGCCCCCACACACTCCAACACGTCATCCCACGCCACCGCGCGACCATCACCAACAAGACGGGGAGAACCCTCACCAGAATCAGCGCCAGCAGAAACAACACCCCCAGAAGTAAACCCGCCACGCTGCGCGGCCTCCCGCTCAGCAAGCCACCGCTCACCCTCCTCCAACGACGCGAAATGCGGAACCGGCCCACCATCTGCACCCATCAACCTGCACCCGCCAGGCTTCGCACCACACCGCACCACCCGACCAGCAGCCTTACCCCGAACACCAACATGAAAACCAGCCATCAGAAAAACTCACGCTCCCCACAACACAACCAAAAAGACAATCACGCGCCCACACGCGGATGCGCGAAAACCCACGAACAAAAACCGGAGAAAACACCCACGCCAGCACGCGCCCCTCATCCACGAAAATAGCCACCACACCGGCAACGCGTAAACAAAAGCGGGACGGGGCAAGGACGCCAACATGTCCACACCCCGCCCCAACCGCAACAAACACGCAGGCGAACGCACGCCAAGAGCGGCAGAAAACCACGCCGCCCATGTTTGCGCTACCCTTCCACGCTCACGCCCTCACGCTCCCTCAGCAACGGCAACAGACTCTCACGACGAGAACCAAACGTCACATCAACCAAACCAGCTTCCAGCGCGCCACTGTCCACGCGCCCAATACTCGCCAACGCGTCACGCGCGTTACCCGACTCGAAATGCACGCGCGAGTATGGACCCAAGCGCCCAACCACAGGTTTTTCACGGCGACCGTAACCGATCTGCGCAGTCGCGTGATAAGCGACAGAACCAATCTCGGCCCACGCGTTCTCGCGGCCACTCATCGACCCCACATGCGAAACAGTGCCCTCCATGAAAGAGACACGCCCGTGCAGTGAACCGACCTCACCACCATCAGCAAGGCGCTCCACGATACCGCCGGATTAAACCGCCTCAACTGTCCCGGCGCTCTTCTGCACGCGGCCACCGCCGCGCACCTGTTCCACAACGCCGCCAGAGCGGTTTGTCGCCAGCCACGCGCCAGGCTCATCCGCACCCTCGGCCGCAGACGACGGCAGGGATGTCGAGCCAACAAACCCAATCACACCCTCATTGTCGCCCACAGTCGCGTTCTTCACCACAGCGTCTACGCGCCCACCGCTCTTGACGCGCTGCACGCTCCCCTCGCCAGACACCTCACCAACAGTGCCACCGTCCTGAACGTCTCCGACGATGCCGCGCTCACCCACATGCTCCACGACGCCGCCATTGCCAACACTGCGCACAATACCCGGACGATCACCAGAACCCATGCCGCCCATCACAACGCCAACGCTACTATCCTCCCCGTTGACCCAGTTCACGACACCACCACTCTCAACCGCGCCCACACGGCCACCAGACAGCACATCCTCCACGCGGCCACCGTTAGACATGAAATACACGTTACCGCCTTCTACGCGCCACACGTCACCACCAGTCACGCGGCCAATCGAACTAAATCGCCCACGCGAGAAACAGACGCATCACCCGACACCAGAGTAATACGAGACTGCCTGACGGTGCCATCAGCCTCAACCAACCCATTCAGGCCACCAATTTCCGCGTCCCCCGTCACCTCATCAAGGCGCACACCAAACATGCCCTCGGCACTAAAATCACCCTCAACGACGCCACCATTCACGCGAGCCACCGTATCCACGCTACCAGTGTCAGCGTTCAACGCATACTCGCCGCCACCGTCAATAATGTCAACAAGTTCATTGCCACTACCTTCCCACTTGGCAACGTCAGCGCCACACACGCTCGTCACATCCTCACCGTTATCACGGTAAAACCTGCCCGCCGCGTCCACCACAAACCCACAATCAGGAGCAAACGCATCACGCACACCATCGTCAGCGTCGCCAGAACCGCCAGCGAACCCCGTCATCTCGCGCTCAATCAACGCCTCAGCAGCCGCCTCAGCCTCACGCTTCGTCCCGTAATGCGGCGCATCCGCACCAAAAGGACACTGCCCCTTCTTCGCGCCACACTTTCCCGGCTTACCCTCACCATTCACATGCCACCTAGTAGCCGCAACAAACCACACCCTTCACACAAAAGAAGAAACTAAACACTCGCCCCACGCCGCCACCTTTCGCTTCCCCCAGCCCAGGGGAGCACCAGCAGCAACAAAAAAAAGGGGGAGGAAACCCCTCCCCCACAACACACCAATAGCCGCACAGACAACACCGCGCCAAAAACGCCAACACCCGCCGCCCCCACACCACCGGACGCTCTTCTCGTGACACACCCCACAGCGCTCAACGCCACCTTTCACACCACTGAGCGAGCACACGCCCACAAGTGTGCTACAATAAACGCATACGAAGAAAACAACCCAGCAAGAAAGAAGCAACACCATGAACACCAACATCAACAAGATCGCCGACGCCGCCTCGCTCCTCGCCTCCCGCGCCGCCAACCTCGCGGTCATGACCGCGCTCACCGACGCGTGGAACGCCCTCACCGACGAGCAGCGTGCCGACTTCACCAGCAACGTCGGCGACATCGACCAGGTGGCTGTCGCCATCGCAATTGAAGGCGACAGCGCCCGCCTCGTAGACGACGACTGGCACGAGGAGATCGGCGCAGACAACCAGGCAGCAGACACGTACGTGCGCGCCGTCGAAACCGCGCTGCGCAGCATCGACAGCGGCGCGCAGTACCTCGGCGAAACGTGGGACGGCGCAGACCCCGAAGAAGGCACCTCCTACCGGCCACTCTACTACAGTCAGGGCGACCTCGACACCGCCCGCAACATGTACCAGATCGCGGCAGACCACATGGCGCAGCTCCTCGCCGCCGAATAACAAGCGGGGCGGGAAACAACCACACGCACGCCACGCGCACAAACGCCCACCGGGAAACACAAGCCCCGGTGGGCGCTTGCTTATCTTGATGCTATTAAACCGCAGGGAAGAAAACACGCGCAGGGAAAGACGCGAGGCAGACACGCGGGCCGCGAGAAACGCGAACACGCCAAAAACAGATAAGAAAAAGCAAGGGAACACAAGTGACACGAGCAAACAACACGGCCACGGGGAACGTGAGCACCAACAACAATAACCAGTACGTCACCGACCGGGCGGGCCGCACCTGGAAATGGACCACATTCGGCCAGCTCCAAGAAGGCGACATGATCCCAGACGAAAACGGCAACCCCACCCGCGTCACCGCCTGCTACCCCACCCACACGCCCCAAGAAATGATCGAGTTCACCCACAAGAACGGCAGCTTCACCGTCGGCGGCACACACCTCCTCTACGTCGAAACCGACGAAGATACTGCCCTCCACGCCCACAGGCTCACCACCGCGCGCTCGGCGCTCGCCCCACTCATGGGAAACCCCGGCGTCAAAGCGACCCTCGAAACCATCGCCAGCCACGGCGACACCACCACCGCCACGAGTGGGACAGGCAGGCGCGGCGCGAGCGGCACCACCGCCACGGGGACGGGCGCAGACACGCCACCCATCCCCGGCAGCAAACTGTCGTTCCACGACACCTGCACACCCGAAGAGCTATACGACGCCACCCTCGCCTCCTGGAACCAATACGCCCACTACCTGAACCGGAAACACGCAGGCGACGGCGACGGCCAGGGTGAAACAACCGCAACCGGCGACACATACCTCGGCGACCGCGCCGTCAGCCACATCGCCGCCACGCTCGCACTCGAAACCCACCGCTGCGCCCACGCTATCGGACCCGCCGCCGAGGACACCACACTCGGCTACACCGGGCCAGACAGCGAACACACCACGCAGCCAGTATCCGCACCCCAGCTCGCCCAGCAGCTCCTCGCCGTCACAGCGGGCGGCAAATACGCGCTGGCATGGCCGCCCATCTGTGGTCGCGTCATCACCGCCCTAGAGGCCGAACGGCTCCTAGAGCAAGGCTATAACCCCCATATCCCCAACCCACCCGCAAACCTCGCGTAAACACGCGCGCTCGCGGGACGCTACCCACACACCCACCAAGGGCGCACCAACCCTATCCCGCGCCCACAAAGCACCAAGCACGCCACCACACCACCCGGTCGCCCACAAACACCCGCCCCACGCGCTCGCGGCCAAACAAGCGTCGCCCTCACGCCA